CGGTCGACGTCCGGGATATGACGGTGCCCAGATACACGGATCCGGTGAAGCCGTAGGTCGTTTGCAGCCTGCTGACCAGAGTCCGAACCGACGCCTGTAGCCCCGCCAAGGTCGCGGACGCGCCGAAAATATCGTTGCTGCCGCCGCAGATCAGCACCTCATCGAGGGTGAACGTGCCGAGTGCCAGCCTGTCCCAGATGTGCGCGACAGAAGCGTTCGACAGAGCGGTCGCATAGTCCGACAGTTTCCACCCGGCCAACGACATGTTCACGATCAACCTGTCGGTTTGCGCTGCCCAGAGGTAAACGTTGCCCTTCCACAGCGGAGTCGGCGCGATGGTCGCGCTCGAGGTGCCCTTCGCGCCCGCGATCGGTTCGAAGATCGAGTCACCGATCACCAAGCAAACTTTGCGGCGGGTGATCGTCTGATACTCGATGATCACATCGAACGGCACGGAGGTGACCGTGCCGCCCGAACCTGCCACTGTCGGATCCGTGGCCGAGGTCGAGTTGGACCAGGTCCACGCCTTCCCGGCGCCGGTCTGCACCGCGGTCGAGCTGGCGAACGTCCAGCCGAACCCCACCAAAAACTCGGTGTTCGCGGTGAATAGGCCCGGCCCGCTGGTCACCATCGGAGAGGTGTAATAGGTGCCGTCACCAGGGATCGTCTGATCCGTGGACACGATCGTCGTCGCCGTATTGCCCGAGAAACTGCCCGTGTCCGCGCCGGTGTTGTCGCTCGTCGACGGCGGGCTGTGCAGGCCGACTACCAACTTCTTCAACGTGGCCGCGGTTTTCGCGGTTTCGGCCGTGTCCCGGTTGCGGATCATGAGACGCCACTGCGTCACATCCACCGGCAGCTTCACGATAAAACGGGTCGATCCTGCCGTCCCCGCCGCCAACGACGAGGTGACCGTGCCACCGAGACCGCCGTTGCTATGCCGCAGCGTGCGAGTCACCAATGGGCCGCCGTACAGGTCGTCGATCGCGTCCTCGTAGCGGTTGAGGTTCGTGGCCGACAGGGGCGTTTCCGTGGAAGGCGCGTCCTGCCAAGTCATTCGGGTCCACGTCATGGCGCTCCTGGGTACAAAGTCGGAGAGGGGTAGAGAGTCGGGGACGGCAGCGGCGTCCCGGTCACTGTCGGCACCAGCGCGGTCGCGGTCGCGGTGGCAGTCGGCAGCGTGACCGACGCACCCGCGGTGACTGTCGGCACGAGCGCGCCGGCCGAAGCCTGGGCGCGCGGCAGGGTGAGGCTCTGGCCGTAGGAGAACGACGGCAGCAGCGCGTCGGCGGTGGCGGCTGCCGGCGAGGGAGCAATGCTTGCTCCGGCCGTCGTGGTCGGGACGAGAGCTTCGGCAACCGCGGTGGCGGTGGGGAGTTGGACGACGGCGACCACCGATATCGTCGGCACGAGCGCCGTGGCTACTGCCGTGGCGCGGGGCAACAGAACCTCGCCAGACGAAACCACCTGGATCGAGGGCACAAGCGCCGTCGCGGCGGCGGTCGCAACCGGAAGTTCCACCGATGCTCCGGCGGCGATCGCGGGCACCGCGGCCGCGGCCGAAGCGGTGGCGGGCTGCAGGTCGACGTGGGCGCCTGCTGTCACCGTGATGAGAAGCGCCTCGGACACGGCCTGCGCGATCGGCAAGGCGACTGCAGCGCCACCGCCGATGATCGGCACCCGCGCGGTCGCGGTCGCGGTGGCGCGGGGCAGGGCCACGACAGCGGGCATGGTGCCGTCGAAGATGACCTGCTCGCCGAGCATCACCTTGATGACGGGGGTGGCGGCGAACCGAATGTATTTCGGCGCCTTCCCATTGCCGAACAGGGCCATGGTCAGCCCCGATTCAGGAGATGGTTACGGTGCACAAGCCGCCCGCATTGACCGTCGAGGAGAAGGTGCTCGAGGTGACCGGAATGTCGGTGGCGAACGCCACGTACATGATCAGCGGACGGGTCGCGTCTGATCCGGGGGTCGAGTCGTAGATGACCAGGTTCCTGGCGGTGAAGCTCGCGCTCGGCCCCCAGGAGAAGTCGTCACAGTCCAGCTTCAGAGTGCCGGACGGCCCGTCGTAGGAGATCACGCAGTTGGCCAGCGTGAGACCGCCCGCCGTGTATCCGGTGCCGCTGACCTCATTGGTGACATCCGACTTGTATTGGTGCGCAGCCTTATCCGGCGTGTACAAGCTGGTGGTCAGCATCGCCTTCATGGTGTCGCTGTTGAAGTCGATCTCCTTGTTGAACGCGGAGACGAATGCCTTGCCGTAGAACTTCGCGATATCCGGCATGTCGTATTCCTTTCGGTCCTCAGCCTTCGAGGACCACGTAGAGGGTTTCGGGGTCGGGAGTGGTGAGCGCCAGGTACGCGGACTCGGTGATCAGCTGGATGCGGCGCACGCCGCCGGCGTCGATGACGGCGTGGGCCTGCTCGGCCGGAGATACCGGCAGCGCCGCTTCGATGAGCGGCCATAACCGAATCGGAGTCGCCGACTCGGGGATCTGGATCGCGTACTCGCTGATGCCGATACCGACGATCGCCGGGCCCGGCTCCAGATCGGGAGTCGTGAGCACGCCCCCGACGGCGGTCAGCTGGATCATCCAGGGCGTGATGAGCGCGGTGTCGTCGTCGCTGTCGCGCACGCTCGGCGACCGGAAGGTCAGCACGGTGGTGTTGTCCACGCCCGCGATGGAATGGACGTTCTCGCTGATGACGGTCATCTACCGCACCTCCGAATAGCCGGCCATCACCAGCGCCAGCCAGTGCGCGCCGTCGATCCGCTCCTGCGTGTCCGGCTCGTGAGGCAGCACATACGATCCCGCGCGCCGCTTCACCGACAGCTCGACGCACGCGCCTGTCTCGGTCGCCGGCACCAGTCCGACCTCGGGTTCCTGATGCTTGCCGAACGAGGGCTGCGCCCACACGGTCACGTAGTCGGCGCCGTGATACGGCGGGTCGACTTTGAAGCAGCGCGCTGGGCCGGGGAATCCGCCCACGCTGTCGATATGCACTGTGGCAGTAGCCATCTCAATCAAGCTCCTGTCTGTATTCGATGACGGTCACGACTCCCCCGGCGCCCGATGCGCCCGCACCGCCGCCACCCGCCGGGAATCCACCTGCGGCGCCGCTGTTCCCGCCACCACCGGATTGGCAGACCTGCCAGAACGCGGGGTTGCTGGTCCCGGCCGGGACCTGCCCGGACTTGCCGCCGGTCGCGCCTGATCCGGCTCCGCCGCCGCCGCCGGCCAGCAGGCGCACCACGCCGGAGGTGACCGATTCCCCTGCGACACCGGAACCACCCCCCGTGCCGCCGCGCATGAACGACAGCCCCCCGGCGCCCCCGTTGGCTCCACCGTCACCGGGCCGGGCCGAGAGATAGTCGCCGAACGCGGACAGACCACCATCTCCGCCCGAGCCGCCTCCAGCGCCCACGATCACCGCGACCGAATCATCCAGTTCGAGGCTGCTGATTCGGCGAGTGGTGGTGACCGCGCACCCGCCGCCGCCACCGGTGCTGGCTGAGCCGCCGCCACCGGCCGATCGGAGGATGAGCTCGATCGCTTGCAGGCCAGAAGGTTTCAGCCAGGTGGCGTTCGCGGTGTAGACCCGCACCACGGACACGAACGGCATTACGTCATCCGCTCGATCACGTAGATGATGCCGTTGGCACCGGGACCGCCGAAGGTAGCTCCGCCGACGCCGCAAGCAGATCCGCCGCCCCCACCGCCCGGGTAAGCGCCAGCCCCTCCACCTGCGCTGCCGCTGACGCCGCCGCCACCGCCACCACCACCGGTGGCGACGATCTCCGAGGGAGACTGACCGGGACTACCAGGGTTGCCGACCCCGCCACCCGGTGAGATTCCTCCGGCCGCGCCCGCGGTGCCCACCACAGCACCCCCTCCGGCACCGCCGCCGCCGCCACCGCCGTAGAGGCCGTAAGCCGACACCGACGAGGTCGGCGCAGTGGGCGCGACGTTGGAATAGCCACCGCGGCCGCCGTTGCCGCCCGGGATCATGCCGACCCCTCCCTGGGCGACCGGCCCAGGCGCGCCCCACGCGCCGCCGACGCCGCCACCGCCGAGCAGCCACTGCTGGCCAGCGTTGCCAACCTCCGGCCCGAACTTGCTGTTGCCGCCGCCGGTGCCGAAACCGGAATCGGATGCAGCGCCCGCCCCGCCGGCGCCGATGACGATCTGGATGGGCTTGAATGAGCCGTCCGGATTGGTGGGCAGCAGGCTTGCCGGGACCGACGTGTGAGTCTCACCGCCCCCGGATCCGCCGCCACCCGACCGGGCGCCGGAGACCGCGAAGTCGTAGCTGCCGGAACCGCCACCACCGCCGGCGCCGATGATGATCACGTCCACCGACAAGATCCCCGGCGATGGGACGTAGGTGTTGTTGCTGGTGAAGACTTTCGCTTCGCCCTGCAGCACCAGCTGATCGAATGCCTCTCGCAGTTCGGTGATCGACTGCGAATGGTCGGTGATGACTGGAAGGGCCTGGATGTAGGCGTTGTTCACGGTGCCAGTGATCGCGTCGATCAGGTTGGCGAATCCGTTCAGCAGCGTCGCGATCGCGCCGCCGATCAGCGACAAGATCATGCCGATCAGGCCGCCGTTCAGGTTGGACCAGATGGTGTTCGACTCGATATCGCTCACCATCGCGTCAGTCATGTTGGACTGGTTGCGCCCGGCCATGCCGGGGATAGAGCCGTCGGCGCCGAGCCCCCACTGGCCGCCGTCAGCCGACCCGGAGCCGCCGATCGGGAAACTCACGGAGTGCACCCCAAGGTGCTCAGCCCGCGGGCGATCGTGTCGGCAGCGGTCTTGCGCAGCTGCACCTGCTCAGCGGTTGCGGTGGGTGCAGGCGGATTCACTCGCAGCGACAGCGCGAGGAACTCATACAGCGGGCACAGGATCTCCGTGCTCGTCCGAGCCTGCACCTGTTGAAGCTGATGCTGATTCGTTTCGACCTGCTGGTACAGCCGCCCGAACGCGCCGGTGAGGCCGAAGATCAGGATGATCCCGAAGAGCGCCGCGACGAGCATGATTCGCGTGGAATGGATATCGCGTGTGTGTCGTTTGAGCGCGTCGATGACCTGTTGCTGTGTGTCGATGCGGTCGTTCAGTGCTCGTACCTCGGTCGTGAGGTCGTCTACCGACCCGGCCAGTTCTGCCTCATCCATCACGACCTTCCTTCCCGGCTGCGGGGTTTGACCTGCGTTTCAAGATCAGTCAGCTGAGTGCCGAGGACACCGAGCAGCGTTTTCAGCAGACCGATGGTTTCGTGCGTCGCGCGCAGCGTTTCTTCGAATCGGTCATCGTCCCGCTCGTATTTGTCCGGCATCATGTCCGCCGATCCCGCTTCTCGATGTCGAGGTCGCGCATGATTTCGAACGCCTCCCGAATGGCGTCGGTCGCTCGCACCAGATCGCCGGCGAGCTTGTCGTTGACGAGCTTGTTCAGCTCTCTCAGCTCTCCCTCGAGCCGGTCGCCTCGCATCACCTCGCGGTCGTAGGCCGCGTCCGCCCGAGCGACAGCAGCCTTGTGGCTCGCCTCGATTCGCACGAGTTCTTCCTGGTGCTGGGCCACGAGGCGGTTGAAGATCTTGACGACAGCCCAGATGCAGATCGCAGCGATGACGCCGATGGCGCCGTACTGAGGGAGAGTGCTATTGAGATCGGGGGCCTGCTGAGTCAGCAGCGATAGGCCCACTACTCACCATCGCTACCCGCGAGTTTGGCGACTGGGGTCACCGCGGGCCGGATCAGAATTCCGGCGATCAGCGCGGACAGCGCCGTGTAGACGTTGACCACGACGTCGATCCACCCGATGTCGACGTTGTGTCCGATGACAAGCGCAACGATGCCGGTGATGGTTACCAGCGCGGACCGGATGAGCGCAGGTTCGGGGACTCGTGAGATCTTCACTTCTCGGCCGCCTTCTTGATCTCGGCGAGCGCGTCGACCGGAGTGAGATTCGCGCCGTCGGCGTTCTGGCCGAGCTGCGGCCAGCCCTCGCCCTTCGGTCCGCGCAGCTGATCCCAGACATCGCGGGTCTTCGTCAGCAGTTCGCGCTGTTCGTCGTCGGTGAGTGCCATGAGGAAACCTCCTGTTCCGATGCCGCACGCCGCGGCAAGTTCCTTGGACGACAAGCCGTTTGCGCTGTTCATGTCGCACCGGCCAAACGGGGGTGCGCCCTCGGGCAGGCCGCCGCCATAGCCCTGGCCGTCGGTGTATTGGTGCGCGATCATTCCGCGCTCGATATCGCTCAGATCCGGCCAGCCGGGGCGGCTGAATACCGGCGTCCGCCCGTACGACGGCACAACGAATTTCGTCGGCGCACGGTCGAGCCAGATGTGATGGTCGTTCGGGTTCAGGTAGCTGATCACCCGAGGCGTGTCGCCGCCGAGGTGTTCGCGGGTGCCCCACCAGAGCCGGTTGATGGAATCGCTGTTGTCGCCGAAGATCTGGTCGCCCCAGCTCTCGACATCCAGCATCGCGGCCAGGCCCTCGTGGCCGGAGCCGATCGAATCGACGAAGGTCTGCAGAGTGTCCGCCCAGTTCGGCCGGTACACGAAGTAGACGATGAATCCGTCCAGGCGACCGGCATCGACCGAGCGCCGGCACCAGTCGTAGTTCTCCCGGAACTTGCGGTCGCGGTAGGTGCCGTCGTTCGAGCGGATGGAGATGAACCGGTATCCGGCATCGGTGTACGAGTCGTCGACGTAGGTCTGCCACTCCGATACGTCGGCGAACAGGGTGTCGGTCACGATTCCTCCTTGGTGGCGGCCTGTTCGGCCAGCTGCTGCTGGACCTTCATGAACTCGGCGCCGATCTGGTTCAGCTGCGCCATGTACAGCGGCAGCTGCTTGGCCTGCTCCTGGCGGGCCTGCTCGCGCTGCTCGGGCGTCATGTTCCGGATCTGCTGAGCCATGACCGGATTGACGGCCTCCAAGATCTGGTGCAGCTGCGCCTTCTGTTGCTCCGGAGTGGAGGACGACTGCTCCTGCGCTTCGGGGTATTTCGCGCGTGGCACCCAGTTCGCGGGGTTCAGCCACGCCGCCTCCGGATGCTCACCCGGGGCGGGCAGTTCCTCCATGAGTTCCGGGTGCACACGAACACCACGGCGCAGCAGCTGCTCGACCCACGGGGCGCGGCCCTTCGGATGGATAGCCACGGCGACGCCGTCGCGGTGGCCGGGCATCACATCCAAGATCGCGAACAGCATCGCGAACTGGTCGGCGTCTGCATGGAAAATCGGATGCTGCGGATCCGAATCCTGTTCGGGCACAGGGTAACTCCTCACGAAATCAGGTGGACGCCGATGTTCTGCAGGGTGGTGAGCGCGGTGTTCAGCAACTTCGCCTGCCGCTCGGCTGTGGACATGGCCGCTTTTGCCTTACCGACCGCGATGTCCCAGCCGTAGTCCTTGCCGGACGGGAAATCCCAGCCCAGTTCCATCGAGTCGACCTGGTCGACGAAGAACTTGTCGGTCACGTCGGCTTCGGTGCTGGAGATGCGCTGGCCGATGTCGAAGTCCAGGCCGGGCAGGAACTCACCGCCCTGGCGGATGGAGAACTGGTGGCTGGTTTGGCTCGCGCTGGATTCGAACCCTGCGCGGATCGCGGCGATCGCCGACAGGCTCCACGAATTGTTCTCGGCGCCCTGCTGGAATATCTCGTACAGGTGCACCCAGCCGAGGTCGTGGGCGCGAGAGTTGTTGGTCCACTGCAGCCAGGCGAGGATGCAGCCGACCAGGAACGGCATCACCAGGTCGGAGACGATGCTGCCCAGGTCGCTGAATCCGCCGAGCAGGAAGTAGCCGGCCAGCGCGGCGGTGGTGTTGATGACGAGTTTCGCCACACCATCCGCCAGGGGGTTGTCGCCACCGACGATCACAGAGACCGCGGTGGCCGGCGCCCAGGTGACTTCGCTGTCCCCGATCTGGCTATATCGGTTGTCCCGCATCACCACCCAGGGGTGCGATGGGATCATGCCGAGATACCAGGGCTCGTAGTACGGATCCGGGAAAGACTCATCGTCGGAGACCGTGGTGCGGATTGTCTCGACGTATCCGTCGAGGAACGACGCAACCGTGCGGGCCAGTCCGCCACCGATACCGCCACCGGTGCCGGTACCGTTCGGGCCCCAGAACCCGCTGTTGTCGACGACCTCCAGCACGAGTGCGCCGTTCCGGCACACAGGCACCCCGGGGACAGGGCAGGTTTCGCCGTCGACCGTGAGGATTCGCCGGTAGGTGAGCGTCAGCTGTGCGTCCTCGAGCGCGTCCCCGATGACCTGGTCCATGCGGTTCATACGCGTGGCGAGGATGGTCCACATCGAGCTGTCGTCGAGGTCGAAAGCCTTCGCGTTGATGAGGACTTGCCAGTCGCTCCAGTCGATCAGGTCGTCGTATTCGTCCCACGCGAACGGGTCCGACGGAAGGTTCCACAGGTGCCCGTTCAACCGGATCAGATTCAGCAGGATCATCATGCTGATCGCCCACTTCGCAGGGCCCAGGATGGGCAGCACCCGCGGCCCCTGGAAGATGGGGATGGGCAGTGCGGGGTTGGGCGGACCGAGCATGAACTGCAGGAACTGCAGGTCATCCACGAAGGTCGCTTCTACGAACTTGACCCGATTCTGTGTGCGGACCTTGACGTTGTTCAGCAGGCCTGACCAGCGTTTCGCGGCCATATGGTCGACGGTTATGACCACGTTCTTCTTGGCCTCTGGATCTTCGGGAATCGACAGCAGCCAGCGAGCCATTGGGTGATTCAGAGGCAGCCGCAGAATGCCCTTCTGCGACTGGTTATTTCGCCACGGGAATTTCCCGCCGACAGTCCGCGGGACGCGTCCCTGCAGCAGGAGGCCGGCCGACGAATCGGGTTGGTTCTTCCACAGCCGAATCAGCGGCGGAGTCCGGCGCAGCGTCTTGTACCAGCCACGGATCTCATCGGTCTGCGCCTGCAGCGCCGGAATGTCGACGATTGTCGTCGTCACACAACCACCCCGAACGGGCGCGTGAACCGCCGCGGAACCCACAGCTTCACCGCGGCCCCGGGATTCGCGTTCTCGACCCTGACCGTGAACCCGGCGTCGGGATCCTCGGGGCGCAGCCGCGCACGGATCGGATACAGGATGCCGTTGCTGTTCCACCGGTTCTGCACCGGCGCCCCGTTGGCCGCTACCAACGTCCGCTCGTCCGGATCGGAATCGATCGACAAGTCCTCACCAGGGAGCAGCGGCGGGATCCACTGCTCACGCTCGGCGTCATCAGCAGCGCGGTTATACGGCGGCGTGTTCTTCGCGTAGATCTTCAGGCCGCGGGACTTGTCCGAAACCGTCCAGTCGCCGGGCGCGGTGACGAAAGCCTTCCACCAGCATTCGACGTCGCCGCGGTTCTCGATCTGCCACGTCACCTCACCCGAGGTGCCCGACTCCAGCGTCCACTCGTATTCGAGTGGGTCGGCTTCCCAGAACGGGTTCTCGCACGCCGCGCTGATCCCCAGCGTCGAGTCGTGCGTGATGTACGGGTCTTTCTTTTCGTAGTCGGCTGATGCGTAGGCGATCGGCTCGGTGAGCAGCCGCATCTTCAGCCGGCGGACACCGTAGCTGGTGTGCGCTTCGAGTTCGAATTCGTCCTCGCCAACCATGCCCAGCGCCATCCGGAACCGGCTGTCGATATCGGCCCACACCAGCGGATTCGGGTGATAGATCTGCACCGAGAACACCGGATCCCGACGCTCGAACCGCATGCCCTGATAGCTGCTGCCAGTGGAGGTTTCGAGCCAGAAGGTTTTCGCCGGCGCGTCGATGAACTTCTGCGGGCCCGGCCGCAGCAGCACGCCCTCGGTTTCGTTCGTAAGGTCCCAGCGGGAGCCGTCGCATCCGTTGAGGTAGAGGGTGAGGTACTTGCTCATCAGTAGGTCACCAGTGCTCCCTGCTCTTGGACGGCGTTCCACCGGTCCTGCTCGCGCATGAGGTGGTCGACGTCCATCAGGTGCATGTCGCCGTTGAAGTTGATGCTGCGGTCGTGCGTGGTGGCACCCCCGCTGTCGCCGCCGCGCACCGTCATGCCCTGCGGCAGCGGTGCGAGCGCGGGGATGATGCCAGCGTTGATCGCCTCCAGCAGCGGCCCGTTCGCCGCGGCCGCGTCGGCCTTCACCATGAACTCGCCGACGCTCGCGCGGATGCGGTTGCTGTCCGAGCGGGGCCCGCCGATGCCGGTGATCCACCCGCCATCCGCGTAACCGTGGCCCTGACCCCACACGCCCTCCGGCGACCCGTACCGGTTGACCGTGTACAACAGCGACGCAGCGATATTCGCCGCCGGATCCCAGATGTCGTTCGGGTACAGCGCCGACCGGTACGCGGCGAAGGTCGGGTCGATGACCTGCATCAGTCCCTTGGACGGGGTGCCCTTCGCGGCGTTGGAGTCCGACAGGTTGATCGCCTTCGGGTTGCCGCCGGATTCGGTGTTCATCTGCGACATGCCGAGACCGATCCAGCCGGCGGGCATACCGAGCGAGGACAGCACCGACGCGAAGGTGGGCCGCCACTGCTCGACACCGGCCGATTCCGAGTAGCTGACGTTTCCGGTGTAGTTGCCGTTGCCGGTCGCGTACGCCTGATATCCGGCCTGGCCGGTGTACAGGCCGCCCTGGCTGGCCGCCTGGTCCTCGACAGGCAGGTTCTTCGGGGTGTAGCCGGTGTTGGTGTCGTCGGCCTCGTCCGCGGCTTCCTTGTCCTGATCGGTGTAGTGCTTGACGATCGTGTTGAAGGCCTTGTTGTACGGGTTCGAACCGGCCAGTACCGAGTTCTCCAGGCCGAAGAACGACAGGATTCCGGCGCCGAGCAATCCGCCTGCGGCGGAGAGGATCCCGGGCACCGAGTACTCGTCGGGGAGTTTGTTCTTGTCGTCCTTCTCCTTCTGCGCCGCGCGCAGGGCGCGCTGGCTGGACAGGTAGTCGTTGTCGGCGCGCTGCTTCTGGTTCGGCGTCGAGTTCGGGTCCGAATACACCTGGTTGCGTTTGGTGTTCGCCTCATCGACGGATTGCTGCGCGTTCTCGATGTCGATCTGGTGCTTCGACTTGTAGGACGGGGCGTCGACCTGCGGCAGTTCCTTCGTCGGCGTGACACCGCCGGAGGCCTTCTGCTGCTGCAGCTCGGCCACCTTCTGGTGCGCGCTGTCGACCTTCTGCTGCAGTTCCCGCTTGTCGTCGTCGGTCAGGTTCTTCTTGAACTGCAGGTCGGTGGCCTGGTCCTTCTCGGCCTTCTGCTGCGCCTGGATGGCCTGCTGCAGTTTCTGCTCGTCGTCGTTGGTCCAGCCGACCGCGCCGCCGGTGGCCATGCCTCGGACGAGGCCGGCCTTCAGTGCGGCACGGAACCGGTAGACGCCGGCCTGGCCGCCGAGCTTCTGGACGTCGGTCGTGTCGAGCATGTGCTCGCCGTCCATGGCGAGCAGCGGCACCGAGTCCACGCCGGGGATACCGCCAGAGATCGCGCCGCCGAGCGCTTTCGGCGCCGCCGGGATCACCGCCGGAGCGCCCGGCCCGGCCACACCTGGAGTCGTCAGGAACTGGTAGGCGAGCGCCGGGTTTTGCACCGAGACGGTGACGTTCTTCGTCTCCGGCTTCGTGATGTCGGCGATGTCGGTCCGGGCCTTCGCATCGTCGAGGACGATCTTCACCGAGCCATCGGGCAGCGTATCCACGATGCGACCGAGTTCGCCGAGCTGCCGCTTCTGGTCATCAGTGGGGGTCTTGACCACCACGGTCCGGCCATCGAGAGCGGTTACGTTCTCGATGGCGATGCCCATGCCACGGAAGGCGTCCGCACCTTCTTTGGTGATGACGTTCGTGGTTCCCAACGACGCCGCGGTGCGCCGGTTGGACTCGCCCATCTTCGCCAGCTCGGAATCGACGCCGTTCAGCTGGCCGCCGAGTGTGGCCGCGCTCTCGCCGATGTCGTTGAGGTTGTTCTTCAGCTCGTGCAGGTCGGGCAGACGGTTCTCGCCCGTGTGCTTGCCAGCCGTCGCCGCGGTGAATTTGTCGACCGCCGGCTGTACACCCGCGAGAGCCGCGGCGATTTCCTCGTCGGACAGGCCGGTCTGAGACCGGATGTCTTCCCACTGGCGATTGGGCCGGGCGCGCTGCTGCTCGACAACGATCCCCGTGAGCCGCTGGTTGATCCGATCCTTTGCTGCGGAGTCGAGCCCCGTCGCGCCGGAGACCAGATCCTGCGTGTTCACGCCGAGGGTCTGGGCGCGCTCCAGATAGCCGCCCTTCTCCAGGAACTGCGCGGTGCTCTTGCGGGTCGCCTCGGTGGCGAGACCGGACTGCTTGTCCAGGGTTTCGCCGAGGGTCTGCAGTTCCTGACGCTGCCGCGCGGCAGCGTCGGCCGCCTCCTGGTGCTTGGTCGCGAGGAATCCCAACCCGACCGTGGCGGCGCCGATCGCCAGACCCCACGGCCCGCCGAGCGCGGAACCGATCAGCGTGGACACGCCGCCCATCGCGGAACCGAGCTTCCCGGCGCCGCCCTCGGCTGCCTCGGACGCGCCACGTTTGAAGGTGGACAGCGCGCCGCCGGCGGTCTCGATCGAGCCCTTCATGATGTCGAAGACGGGGCCGATCGTCTTGAACGCCAGGTATGCGAGGACGACGTCTTGCACCAGCTGCGGGTGCTCGCCGAGCAGTTTCGCCGCGGCCTGGAGGAACGGCATCAGCAGCGACGACCAGGTGCTACTCGCCTCGTACACGGCGTGGATCAGGCTCGGAAGCTGCTCGAGGATCGGCTCCCATTCCTTCAGCTGGCCCTGGCCGTCGCGGAAGAACTCCGTCAGCTTCTGTTGCCCGTCAGTGGATTTCAACCACACCGCCATGCGCTCGGTGAGGTGATCGACCGTGACCAGCAATCCGTCGCCATCACCCTTCGCGGCCTTCAGCACCGACGACAGCGACGAACCCAGATTGGCGAGGATCGAGCCGAGCGTCTTCACCGCGTCAACACCCTCGTGCATGTGCTGCGCGAGCTCGCCCGACTGCTGCGACTGCTGCAGATAGTGATCGAGCCGCGTGCTCAGATTGGCGAATCCCTGCCCGAATTCCGGCAGGAACTTGCTGCCCTCAGTGGTGAGGATGCGGATCGAGTCGATGATCGGGACGATCGCGCCGTTGGCCTTGTCCGCGCCCTTGGCGGTGTTGTCGAAGATCGTCGACAGCGCGCCCTGCGACTTGTCGTTGCCCAGCTCGGTGAGCGCGGTCTTGATCCCCGTGTTGAACGACCCCGCAACGCCCTTCATGCCCTTCTCCAGGACAGGAATGTCGTTCGAGATCGTCTGCTTCAGCGGCGCCGCGACACCTTCGAACATCGCGCCCTGAACGGTCTTCTCCAGCGACTTCACCTGAGCGTCGGCGCCCCTGGTCGCCATGACGACCTCTTGCGCGCTGGAGGCCATCTGGCCATACGCCGCAGCAGCCTTCTTCGGGTCGTCGCTGAACGCGTCCTTCATGCCCTGCAACCCGACGACCAGCGTCGAAATACCAGCGCCCGCACCGGCGAAGATCCCCGGCAGCAGCAGGCCAGCCTGCGACACCTGCTGGATCGACGTCGCCATACCGGCCAGCGCGGCCGCCGCTGCGGGCAGATTCCCGACACCGATCGCGCCAGCGTTCACCAGCGCCGACGACGGCAGCTTGCCGAGCGCGTCCTTCAAGGTGGAGGTGTCGATCTCCATCTTGGCCTTGATGTCCCGGCTGGCCTGCTTTCGGAACGCCTCGGTCTTGGCAGTCGCGGCGCCGACATCGGCGTCGATGTTGACAGTGAGGTCGGCGCCGTAGAAGTCCCGGAAGTCCTCCATATCGGCGGAGGCGCGCGTGGTGTCGAGCTCGACACCGATATCGAGATCCCGCTCGGCGGTATCGCGCAGTTCCTCGATATCCCGCAGTGCCTGCGCAGTATCAGCGACAACCGGGATGGCGATCTCGGCGTCCACCGCCTCTAGGTGCGCGCGCAGCTTGATGACGAAGTCGTCGAAGTTCGGGGAGATGTCGACGCTGGCCGAGCCGGCCGAGTAGTTCCTGGCCACTACTCACCTCCCTCCGGTACCAGCTGGAGCACGAACGCGCGCATATCTGCGCGGCGCTTGTCCTCACGTGCCTGTTGGTGCGGATATACGGGCCGCGCTGCGGTGGGCGCAGCGGACGAATCAACGCGCAAGATGGCGTAGATCAGCTGAATGAGACGGTCTTCGATGTTGGCCAGCCGGGATTCGACCGACCCGAATCCTTCGATCGGCACCACCGGCGCTGTGTCATCGTCTTTCCGCTCGGCGAGCAGCTCGACGATCGCCGGATCCGACAGGTACGCGGCCTGGCAGTGCGATCCGGTACGCGCACGGAACGTGTCGAGGAATTCGAACAGGGTTCGCCAATCCCTCAGTCCGACAAGCCAATCGTCGAGATCGAGACCGAGGACTTCCTGCAGGTCCCAGCGCAGGGCTGCCCCGTAGCCGCCTACGGCGTCGACGAGGCCGGAGTACCCCCCGGTACATCACCGGCGCCGGGGCCGAAAAAGTGCTCGAGGATGTGCAGATAGAAGCCGACCAGCACTCGGTCGGCGTCCGGCAGCGGCGTGAACACTGCGATGACGCGGAGGAAGTCCCGTTCGGGCAGCAGGTTCTGCAGGAACCCCACCACCTGTCCGTGTCGTGAGGTGAGCTCGAGAGTGACTCGGGTCGCCAGGTTCGTCGGCCACTCGATGACGAGCGGCGGGTCGAACCCATCCTCGGGCCCGAGCGCGAGCGGCAGCTGCGTCGCCACGGGCGTAGCGACATTCAGCCGGGAACCGCGCGCCCGATCACGCAGCGCCTCGAACGCGGCCACCCGCTGTTCGGTCACAGTCGGTTCAGCCGCGGCCGGCTTCGTCTTCTTCGCCGGCGTCTTCTTCGCGGGCGTCTTCCGTGCGGTGGTCAACGGATTCTCCTGTTTCCCTGGCGGTCCTGGCGGAAGCCGCCCCCGCGCTCCGCCAGGACGGCGCGGGGACGGCGCTCGAAGGGATCAGGAGACGGTGACCGCGCAGGTGCCGTTCAGGGCGCCGAGGGTGGCCGTGATGTTGGCGGTGCCAGCCGCGACCGCGGTGACCCGGCCGGCGGCATCGACGGTGGCCTTCGAGGTCGCCGACGAGGCGTAGGTGGCCTCGGCGGTACGGTCGAAGCCGTTGTCGTCGGTAACCGTGAGACGCGCGGTCTGACCCGCCGTCAAGGCCAGGGTCGGCGGGGTCACGAGGATGGAGGACGGCGCGCTCAGAAACCCGGCATCGTCCGCGATCAGGTCGAAACCGGAACCCGCGACACCGAAGTCGTACACGCCGCCTTCGGCGCCGAAGTCGTGGTCTTCGAAGATCGTCAGGGTGTTGCCGAGCGGCAGTTCCTTGCCGGACTGGCCGTTCATCGCGCCCCGCTTCGAGGCCGCGACCTTCGGGAACATGAAGAACGGGTACAGGTCGCCGCTGGGGTTGACGTCCCGCGCGATCAGAAGGGCCGAGTAGTAGAAGACGTTCAGCTCGCTGGTCTTGCTGACTCGGAAGCCCTTGCCCGGCTGAGCGGAGGCTGCCGCCATCTGCACGTTGTGCCAGATCGACAGGTTGATCTTGCTCCACTCCTGCGCGATGTAGTCGATGGTCATCGACTCCCCGGTGGGCACCACGCGTCGCGCCGCCGACGAGCCATAGCCCTCGATCGGGGACGTCTGCAGGTCGGGCGCCAGGCTGACCGCGGCGGCCTTCTGGACCTCACCCGCCGTCTGCCATCCGGCCGGCAGGGTCTGGATGACGCCGGACGAATCGCAGATGTCGGTCGGCATGTAGGGCGCGCCGGGCTGCCATTCGTGCAGGAACAGAGCCCAGTCGAGCGCGGAGAAGACGAGAGAATCGTTCTTGCCCTTCAGGGCGTGATACGTGGTAGCGGGCATTGTCCGCTCCTTTCGGCATGACGAAACGCCGCGACCCCAACCCCAGGGCGCGGTGTGAAAGTTCGAAAACGGTTACAATGGAAGCGATTCGCGGATGGCCGCGTAATCGGGCAGGTTCTGCGGGAGACGGCACTCGACGTTGAAGGTGGCCGAGACCAGCCTGTGGTCCGGCTCAATTTCGGGCACCTGCTGTGGCCCGTCCATCTCCTCGATCGAGGCGACCTGGGTGATCGAGCCGTCCTCGCGGCGCACGGGCCCGCCATGCTCGTAGGACAGCAGCATCTGCCGCAGATACTCGAGCAGCTTCCAGCTGTCGGCACGAGTCGCGGTGATGACGCGCAGCTGCACGGCCGCCGGATCCCAGAGCCCCTCGGAGCTGAGACCACCGCGGTAGATCCATGCGACGGGCACCCCGCTGTCGACCAGTGCGAAGTGGTCGTCCAGCAGCCACGTCACCGCGACACCTTGCGGCGTGAGGAGATCCAGGTACTTCTGCACCAGATCGCACATGACCAGCTCACGGTCCGGCCAGCCGCCCTCGTACCAGTCGGGATACTGGATGCTCACAGCCTGCCCAATCGGTTGAGCACGGTGATCAGATCGTGCGCGCCGTGGGTTTGCTCGGTGTCGAACTCGTGCGAGGCACCGTAACCGGCTTCCTCGCCGCCGACGGTCAGCCGAGACACCCAGCGATCCTTCTTGCGGCCACCGATGAACGTCGAGACCCGCGCCGAACGCGCCAGGCGTCCAGAGCGTTTCGCGACGATCTCACGGTAGATGGCCTGCGCGATCTCACCGCGCTCGAACATCAGCGACCGCATCTGCGGCCCCTTCGCGATCTCGGTGAGCGCCGGATTCGGATTCGCGGGAATATCGTGCTTCACGCGCCGACTCCCTTCAGCTTCACGATCTTGTAGCCGGGATCCCATCCCGTCATCGGGTGGATCTGGTCCCACTGCGCCGGGCCGATAGGAATCCAGATCTGCGAATCACCCTGCCGCCGAAGCCGATCGGTCGGCTCGACATCCGAGCCCTTGGGCACGGCAAGGTTGCCGCTCGTCGTCGAGGCGGTGCGGCGGTCGTCATCCCCACGCACAGATGCGCCGGACTGGGATTCGGACCAGAACACGGCCTGGTCGATCGTGTGGTGCACCGTGAGCGTCTGGTCACCGACCCGGTCCCGGGTGCCGCGCAGCACTTCCCACGTCTCGCCGTAGGTGATGCTGATCGGGTTCACAGTCCCGGCCCGGTCATCGAGACAGCGCCGGAGACATTCACGCCGAGTAGGGACAAGATTGCGTCGCGCTCCGCGTCGTAGACGAACAGATTGCCATCAGGGTTCCGGAACGCCACCTGGGTGTTGAACGGCCCCATGGTCTGCTGCATCTGCGTAGCGCCCTCAATGCCGCCACCGGCAGCCAGAGCGCGGCGAACCATGTTGCAGGACAGGATCTTCAAACCCTCGCTCAGCTCAGTATCGTCGACCGCCAGGGTCTCGATGTCGCCGTAGGGTTTGAACCAGACCTTCAGCCACCACGCGGCATCACCGAGCAGCACTTCGGCGCGATCCTGCTCCGCCTGGGAGAGGGCGCGCCAGCGTGCACTGATGTCGGCAGGGGTGGCGAAGGCCATGGCTACTCCTCCGTCTTGCGGCCGGACTGCCGCGGTGCGGCCTTCTTCGCCGGCGTGGCCTTCTTCGCCGGTTCCGGCTCGGACTCCGGCTGCGGCTCAGGCTCCGCTTCCAGCTCGGGTTCCGGCTGCGGTTCCGCTTCCGGTTCCGGCTGGGGTTCCGGCTCGGGAGCGGGCTCCGGCTCCGGCGCGCGTTCCGGCTCGGGCTCCGGCTGCGGCTCAGGCTCCTGGCCCTGCACCACGTTGATCCGGTCGAACCGTTCCAGGAAGTCCGGATGCACCTCGACGGTGTCCCCGGCGTACGCCAGCCGATGCCGGCCGTCCGGACGCTGATAGGTCATCAGGCCCACGCGGACGGTGCGCTTGGCCGCACTCATGCCGCCAGCCCCGTCACCTTCAGCACCGAATACGGCTGGGTGACCGCGAACACGGGCCGGATCGAGGTCTGCACCCAGGTCGACTCGGTGCTCTCGTCACGCCAGGTGACGGTGCGCAGTTCCTGCTCGAACCGCATCTGGCCGACCATGCCGGCCTCCACCGCGTACGCGGTGCCCGCCGTGACCTGGTTCGACGAGATCATCTCGACGTTGTTGTTGGCCAGCACATCCCGCCACCGATCACCGTAGGTGGTCTGGAAGTTGGTCATCTCCTGCGGATTCACGATCCACAGGTTGTACTCGCCACCCAGCTCGAAGGTGTCGGCCTTCAGCTGCGCCTTCGCGAAGTCGGCCGCCGGCTGGATGTTGTTCGCCGTGGTGGTCAGCGTCAGCCCCGCGGCATCGGCCCACGACACACCGGTCATCTGCACATCGGAGCCGATCGCGGTGATACTGGCATCCAGCTCGGCGATCGCCCGCCGATGCAGATCCTTGGTGATCGTGTTGCCCAGCTTCGCGCCCTCGTTCTGGATGACCGAGAGATCGTTGCGGTCGCGGGCCTCGTCGGTGATCCGGAACTTGCCACCGATCTTCTTGACCAGCGACACCTGCGGCGCCGGCCGATCGAAGGTCACCTCGGGGAACTCGGCGCCCGGCGCGACTTCCTGCACGTTGCGAGTCGCGAACAGGTCGTTCGCCAGCAGCTGCGTGTACAGCAGCGCACCGCCCGACACCCCACCGGGAGTCGAGAAGATGCGGTTGGCGAAGAACTTCTTCAGCGCGATATCGCTGATGTAGGTGTTGATCCGCGTCGGCTGCTGAAGCATCAGGTCGACGGTGATGTTGTTGCCGGAGACGCTGGGCGTGCCGAGCGGGTACTCCTGGCTGTACGCAGTAGGTGCCATGGTCGGTACCTCCTATCTCAGGCGCCCGGCAGGGCGACGAAAATGGTGTCGCCGTTGGCGGATGCGGAACTGCAGGCCTTGCCGACGGACTTGCCGGAGGCGAGGGTGATGGCCCGGCCGGAGGCGTTGACCTCCACCTCGACGCCCGCGGTGATCGCGGCACCGGCCAGCACCTCGACGACACCGCCGCGTAGGACGGGCACCGTGGCGCCGGACACCGCGTCGTAGGCGGCGACGCCGAGTGCCTTCGCGCCCGCCGCGGCGGTGGCGCCCTTGAGCATCCCGGTGGTCGCGTCGGGCGCGGCCGAGATATCGACGAAGGTCTTGCCCGTCACGTTCCCGGTGAGCAGCACAGTGATGTCCTTGCCCGGCCGGAACAGAGGGCGGCTCTCATTTGCCATGAGCGAGCCTTCCTTTCCGTTATGTGCGTGCCCGCGGCATCCAATCCGCGGGATATGAGTTGTCCACCGCGGGCGGTGGGGTGGGCGAGGCGCCGGGCCTCAGCGACTCCAGCGGCCGATCACTCGGCGGCGCGGGGGCCGGTTCTTTCGCTGCACCGAATCCCTTGGCCGCCAAACGGGCGGCGCGGGCGTCCAGCTCTTCCGGGGTGCCTGACCCCAGCAAGTCCCAGTCCTCCTCGGGGATGCCGTGTTTCGCGGCCACCCGCAGGAGGGCGTTTTCGGTCCGACTCTTGGCCAGATCTTCTTCGAGCTGCGTCGCGCGCTCGGTGGCACGCTGGATATCGGTCTTCTCCGCTTCCAGCTGCTGGTTGTACTTCTCGACGATCGGCTCGGCATCGCGCAGCTTCGCGCGGTAGCCGGCGGCCTGATTGCGCGCCTTCGCCAGCGCAGCCTTCAGATCCTCGGTCGTCCAGTTCTTCTCGGCGTTCGGATCGTCCGCTGCGGCCGGCTCGACCGGCTCGGGAGCGGGAGCGGGCGGGGCCACGACGGGTGGCATGTCCGCCGGTGTCGGCGCACCGCCCTGTCCACCTGCTCCGGTCTCGATTCCGAGGGGCGCGATGCTGTCGGTCACGTTGTCCTCCTGGGACGTTGGGGCCGCCACCAGGGCGGCCGGTTAGAGATACGACTCGAATCTCTTGATCTGGCGGCGCGTGTACTGCACGGGCTCCGAATCCTCGGACCGGCCTTCGTCCAGCAGGCGGGCCAGCGTGGCTCGCAGGATCGGCAGATGGTGCAGCGCCTCGTCCCGTTTGCTCTTCGCCGGTTTCGGCTGCGCCCCCGTCTTTCGCGGTGTCCGGGCGCCTTCCCGCGCCGGGGCAGCTGGGTCGGTACCGGCGTAGGCGTGGCCGAAGGCCTTCGCCGCTTCCTTGCCGCCGAGTCCGGCTGTCGAGGTAGCCCACAGGTCTTCGAGCCGTTCGTATTCCTCGCGGCCCTTCCAGTCCTGGCCTTTGCGGACGAGGACGACCTCGCAGTCGCAGTGGTCGTGGTACGTGTCCGCCGCATGTCCACCGCGGAACCGGGCCGCTCGCTCGCTGGAGTAGACCGGGCCGCGGCTGGCGAGCATCGCGCAGAACGCGCAATTCTCTTCGCCGGTGAGCACCCGCGCCCACCCGATCCGCTCGCCCGCCGAATCCGCTGTGTCGGTGACCGCTTCGCGGCCGGCCTGCCGGGCGTGGCGGGCCAGTGTCGCGCCCACTCGATCGGCCACCACCCGGGTCACCGCGGGATCGGTGCGGGTCTTCTCGGTCACCGTCACCCGTACGCGGGACTGCCTACGGGACTGCGGATCCAGCGTCGCTACCTGCGGTGTCCGCTCTCGGACCGTCACTCGAGCGCGCGGCCGCGGCGAGCTGCTCGCAATCTTCGGCACCTCGACGGTCGGCGCGGTCGCCTCGGCGAGCACCTTCTCGATCGCTTCCACCTTGTACGGCCGGATCGGCGCCGGCCGGATCATGGGGGCAGTCGCCCGGATGTGTTCCACCGCGGCCTCGTACTCGCGTTGCCGGTGCTGCTGCACGATCGGCAGCAATTTCCGCGCCAGAGCGGCGATTTCGGCATCGGTGAGCGGCACGGTGGTCATGCGCCGCCACACCAGCCGCCGCAGCAGCCGGATCAGCGCGTTCACCGGCTACCCCGCTGAAGCAGGTGCGGCGCCGGCGGGAACGTCGCCGCCGCCGGTCGGCTGGAAATCGCGGCCATCCTGCTCGGCGCGGGCCCGCCGGGCGCGGTCGACCTTCTCTCGCGTCCAGCCGGGAATGTCTTCCCACAGGATTTCGTCCGGGATGCCGAGCATCTGCGCCAGCTTCCCGAGACCATCCACCACCTGCGCGAACGAACGGGCGGTCTGGTCGCGCCATTTCACCTCGGACGCGAAGTCCTGCGCGGACACAGCGTCACCGGAGATGTAGGCGCAGGTGCGCAGCATCTGCTCGTGCGATTCGCCGAGGCTGGTCTCGATCTCACCGGCCTTGCGGTCCTTGCCGGCCTCCAGACCCTCCAGGGTGGCTTCGGAGATATTCGAGATCCCGTCGATACCGAGGTTCTGGGCGGGCACCTGGCCGATCGCGGCGATGTCGCGCACCGCGTCACCCTTGGCGCCGGTGTAGTTCTTCAGGTCAGTCGCATCGAACTGGCCGACCTTGACTTCCTTGTCCTTGAAGAACCAGGTGTCAGAGGCGGCGTGGCGCATTGCCTCGGCCTGATCCCTCGGGATCCAGCCCATGACGTACCGTTGCCGGAACGCCGAGTAATACTGGGCGACAAGGCCTTCGAACACCGTCTCGTCAATGCGCTCCTGGATCACCATGAGCGGCTCGATGATGCCGAACACTTCTTCACCGTCGAGCAGCATCCGGTCCCGGTACCGCACGATCGGGCACACGCCGACACCATGCGCGCGACCTTCGATGTACTCGAAGTTGCTTGGCCGCAGGTAGGTCGCTTCCTTCCATCCGAGAGCGGAGTGTGGCACCGACTTCACGCCAATGAAGTGCACATTCTGCTCGTCGTACAGCCGGATCATCGGGCCGTTCATCTCCATCGCGACGATCGGCCAATCGTCATCGACCGGGCCGCCGGTGCGCGGATCCCACTCCAGCGGCTCGCCGTACAGGGCAGTCATCTGCCGCGGCGACACACCGCGCAGGTAGACGCCGTTGGATGGGTCGTTCGGCCGCATCGATGGCAGCACCGTCACATACGACACCCCGTACTGCAGCGCGGTGCGGTGCACGCCGGTCTGGCGGGCGTCGAACTTGTTGCGCTGCCACCACTCCCACGGCGGCGCCGACGTCTGACCAGTGCCGGGCAGATAATCGTCCACCTTCATGGACTGACCGAAGGTGTCCAGGATCAGCGGCAGGAAGTTCGTCTGCGACTTGCGCGCCAGGCCGACCAGCGGCGACAACGGGCCCTGGAGCTGGGTGCTCGTCAATCCGCGGATCTCCAGGCACTCCAATGCCCGCTGGCTGGTCCACGGACGCATCGCGACGTCGATCTTGTCCAGCCGTTCGAGCTCGAAGGGCCTCGGCCCGGACAGCATCTGCCGGACGGCGTCGAGAGCCTGTTCCCGGTTCACCGATCACCGCCTCTCACACGAACATTGCTTCGTAGGTCATCTCCTGGCGCGGTACCGCCAGCCACATCTGCCGCATCAGTCGCGCACCCACCGCGGCGACCGCGCCGTCGACCTTCTTCGCCGACTCGCGGTGTTCCTTGCCGAGGCCGACACCGAACTTGTTCGGCCGGCGCTTCGCGTTGTAGTGGTGCTGGGCGAGGATCTTGTGTCCGTCGTGCCGGAACGCCCGGTCGCTGATGTCGGTCGTGTATCGTTCGGCAGCCTCGGTGTGCAGCTTCAGGTGGCGCGGGTTGCGCATGTCCCAGATGATCGGGTGGATGAAGTCGCCCGACTTCACCGCTGGCAGTTGCCATTCCTGCAGCTGCGCCCACTCATCGCAGTACGGCTCCCAGTATCGTTCGCCGGTCTCGTCGTCGCGCGCGTCGGACGGATCCCACCACAGCCCCAGCACATCCCACGTCCCGCAGGACTCGCGCACACGCTGATCGACCGCGGCCCGGCTGACGAGCCAGCGCACCTTGCTGCTCATCCCCGTGGGGCGCTGCCAGATCCCGGCGTAGAAGACGTTGCCGGTATCGAGGTGGCAGCCGATCAGCGCGGTCGCGTCGTCGGACTTCGAGCCATCCCCGAACAGGAACACCCGATCGCCCGCCGGCGGCCGCCAGCCTTCGTCCTTGATCGCGTCCCACAACTGCCGAGTCGTCCACGCGTCGGCCGCGGCCAGGCGCTGGTTGTACCACTTGCGTCGGGACTCGCTCGGCGGGTTCGACGTGTTCAGGATCGACATCATGATGCGGCCGTTCGGCCGAGTATCCAGCCAGTACGAGTCGCCCTTGATCGACTCCAGCACCGCCGGCGCATCCTCCGCAGTGAGCGGAGCGTCGGGCGGCGCTTCGAGCGAGTCGTACATCAGGCCGAACTCCAGCGCGCTCGGATCCTCGCCGGTGGTCGCGTCGTAGGCGTCACGCATCCGCTCGCCCACCGAATCCTCACCGTCGCGGCAGGCGTTGCAGATATCGACCATGCGGGCCGGGGCGTCGATCTCCGACTTCGCGGCGTTGCCCTCCAGGGCGCCGGCCATCTCGTGGCCCGAGTTCGACGACAGCCAGTTCTGCGTCTCCGCCCGGATCACCAGCGTCGGGCGGCCACCCTCAATGGTGAGCGGGTTCGATGTCACCGCCTCGATCAGGCGAGTGTCGCCGAGGCCCCAGATCATGAGCTTGCCGATCTGGATCCCGTAGTGCGAGCGCGTCTCTCGCGGCACCAGGCTCGGGAACAGGCGCATCGTGTTCTTCGTCTGCGCCTCGGCCACCGCGATGATCTGCACCCACGCGTTCGGCTCGTCCCGGCCCACCGGCCGGTCGCCGTCCCAGTGGTCGAACGTCACCTCAGCGAAGCACGCGGCCATCGCCAGGCAGGCCGCCAGCGGGTCCTTACCCCAGCCCTTCAGCCGCTGCAGCACCGCCGAGTGGTGCAGGAAATCGCCGTTCGGGTCGATCGCGAAGAACCACAGGATGAAGCGGGTCTGCTCCGGCGTGAACTGCCACGGCTGGCCCTTCTTGTCCCGCAACCACTTCCCGCACCAGGCCAGCACCCGCCAGCCGAGCGTGTGCTCCGGCAGGCACCAACCGGTGTCCGGATCCCACTGCCACGTCGGGCCGACCTTGACCGGCTCCCACGCCAGGTTCGCAGGCGGCGCAGTGGTGGCCAGCTGGTTCTCGTACCACCGGATGATCTCAGCGAACTCATCCTCAGCCGAGACGATCAGGGCAGGGCCAGAATTACGCGCTCTGGCCACGGGTCGCCCACCGCGTATTCGCTGCGGCGCGCGCCTGAGTGCTCCTGGTCTCCTGCTTCTCGCCGCTCTCGTCCGGCAGCTTCAGTTGCCGCAGCAGCTGCGCGAGCGTCGCACGGTGCTGCCGCAACTCGGTGATCAGCGGATTCACCACACGCTGACCCATGCTGCCCGGGATCATCACCTTGTCGCCCGCGAGCTCGCGCTCCATCGCGTCGATCAGGTCGACCTCGCGCGCGGCCTCCCGCAGCACACGCAACTCGTCCGGACGGAGATCCCACCTCCCGACGATGCTGCGCCACAGCGCGGCCCCGGCGGGCTTCAATCCTTTGGGCGGAGCGGGTTTCGATGCCATGTGACCTCCAGGGTCGTCGACCGCCACCCGGGCGGCTGGCTGAGTCGACGCGAGGCCGACCGGAAAAACAGGAGAGGGTCGCACGCAGGATCTGGGGTGCTTTGTACCCCGCCATGGGGGCGGGGCCGATCGGGGGTCACCCCCCAGGGGTACCGGCTGCGCGCCGGCCTGGGTGGGGCTCTGAGGGTCGGCGTCGGGACCGGCGGGCGAGGCCTTCGGCTGCCTCGGTCCTGGTCTTCAGGTCGTGGCATCCGGGGCAGAGCGTCTGCAGGTTGTCATCGTCATCGGTGCCGCCGCGCGCCACGTTGATGATGTGGTCGACTTCGTAGCCGGGGCTGCCGCAGCGCTGGCAGGTGTAGTTGTCGCGTTCGCGGATCCGTTGAGCTGTCGCGCGGTCGACGCCGCGGTACCGGTCAGGGTCGGTGGACCAGGCCATGCGGTCCTCCCGTGTCGCCTCGGCGATTCGGGGATGTACTGCGGCCTGGTCCTTTACCCTGTGCGGCGTGACGGATGAGGAACGTGAGCGGGTTGAACGTGAGCTGCAGGCGCTGCGTGAGCAGAACGCGAGTTTGGCCAGGACGTTGGCCGATGGCGAGACGGAGCGGATAGTCCGCGAGGCGCTGGCCACGAAGGCGCGGGCGATCTCGCAGGGCAGGCCCGATATCGCTGAGGGTGCGCAGCAGGTGATCGACAGGCTGGTGGATCAGCATGTGAAGTCGACGCTGACGCATATGGAGTCGGTCGATGTGGAGCGGCAGCATTCGGGCGACGAGTAGTCAGTGCTTGCGGCCGAGGCCTGGCCATTGGCCGGTGGCTTCGTGGTGGTAGCTGGCGCACAGGCCGGGTGCGTCGCTGACGTACTTGCGGAGATGGGTGACGCAGCGGTTGAAGTCGCCGTCGGTTCCCCATCGGATCTTGACGGCGCCTTCGCCGTGGACCCAGTACTTGCGTAGGGCCTCTGCGTCGTTGCCTGGTGCGTTGGCCATGGCTCTACCTCCGAGCGTTACCAGGTGCCCTGACTACGGGCGTACAGGGCGACGATCGTGAGCAGGATGACCAACGCGTCCATGGCGTCGGTCAGATGATGGGCACGGTGACGTCGCCTTGGTTGGCGAGCAGCATGCCGAAGTCGCGGAACGAGATGTACGCGCGGCCGTCGCGGCCCCAGCTGTCGGACCACGAGTTGAGGATGGTGAGCCGCTGGTGCTCGATATCGCCGCCGAGGACGAGGTACTCGTGGCCGCCTTCGACCGGGCCGGTGGGTCGGATGACGCCGGCCGTGTTGGGGTCGAACATGTTCTTCGTCCACTCGGTGCCGACGATGACGGGTGAGTGCTGCAGCGCGAGCAGCAGGGCGTCGAGACCGAACGCGTGGTGGTAGGCGTCGAGGTAGCCGAGTTTGCGGCCGGCCTTGCAGACGGCGAGGCCCGACGAGCCGGTGTCGTCGGGCGGGTAGCTGCCGCTGATGCTGTCGAGTTTCGTTGCCGCCGAATAGAGTTCGACGGCGTTGTCCTCGATCAGGTAGCCGGTGCGGTGCCCTGCTTCGCCGAGCGCGGCTTGCGCGTAGTTGGTGTTGAGCCACTGGGCGAGCGCGTTGCCGGTGCACGAGCCGAGGTCGCCTTGGTCGAGCACGGGCGCCTGGTGGCTCCAGAGCACGGTCTTCGGTTTGGCCGCGGTGACGCGGGCCGGGTATTCACGGCTGCGTTCGTCGTGCTCGACGTGGCGGCCGAGGGCGTACGTGGTCACTCGACGATCACCCAGTCCTCGGCGAGGAGATCGGTCTGCGATGCGAGCCACGGCACGATCGACCCCTGCGCGGTGCGCATGTCGATGTGCGGCTGGTATTCGACTGTCTCGCCGACCAGCTCGGGCGCGGCCGCGCCGAGCGGGCGATCCGCAGAGACGGTGATGTTCGAGCCGGGCACGAGGATCAGCCACATGCCGCGACCGTTCCATCCCTCGCGGGCGACGCGCTCGCCGTCGCGGAGCGCGCTCAGCGCGGCACCGAAGTCCATCATCAGAACATCGCCTGGACGACGCCGCCGATGAAGCAGAAGATGGCCTGCCAGGGCAGGACGTGCGCGACAGCGCTCAGGGTTTCCATGGTCATTCCTTTCGGCGGGCGCCGGGTGAAGGGTGTTGCAGCGCAGCAGACCCACCCGCGGTTGCTCTTGGCGGGTTTGCGGAGATGGGGGATCTCGTTGGGGCGCTTGCCGGGTGACCACACGCTGCAGGATGAATGCCCGGTTTGACGCTGCAAGTCTGGATACGAGTCAGCCCACCTCACAGCAGATGGGGTGAGGTGGGCTGTCGTGGCTGCTGGCCGATTTTGGGGTCGGGTCGTCAGCAGCGGATTCGAGTGTCACTGTACATGACCAGGGGTTTGCTGATGATCATGTACGGGTGTGTCGCTCGTGGGCGGTGCTCAGAACGGCCAGTCGCCGTCGCGGCCGCGCTCCAGCAGCGGGATCATGTCGAAGCCGCGGTCGGACAGGCCGCCGAAGGTGTGCCGGTACGGGCTGCCTGCGGTGTGCCCCAATCGATATCCGGCGAGGTTCCAGGTGTACAGCGGCACGGTGCCCGGGATCACGGTGCCCGGATCGCCGTAGCTGGAGTAGCTGGCCTGCTCGTCGGTGAGGATCACGACCCGTGCGTGGCGGTCGTAGGCGGCTCGAGCGACGCCGGCGGTGTTGGTACCGCCACCGATGAAGTACCCGCCGGACTTCCACCGTTCCACCGAGCGCAGCAGCGACTCTCCCGGCTCGATCGCGAACCGCAGCCCATCGTTCGAGTACGAGATGACGTCGGCGGTCTGGCAGCGGCGAGCGAGCGCCAGCCCGAATACAACCGCGGCGTCCCACCGGCGCAGCGTGCCGTCCTTGGAGAATCCGGCGTTCATCGATCCCGAAGTGTCGATGAGGATCAGCGTGCGGCCGTGCAGCTGCGGCACGTTCGCCAGCGACGCGTCGAGCGCCTGCTCGAGCGGGTATGCCCACCGCAGCGACGGCGCGGCCCGGTAGGCCGACAGGAAGCGCATCGGCAACTGGCGTGACCGGGCGACTTCGTCCGGGTCGGACAGGCGGGCCGCGACGGTGGCCGCGACGATGTCGGACACTCCGGCCTGGTCGAAGTTGCGCAAATTCCGCAGCAGCGCCATGTAACCCATCGACGGGATGATCGCTTCCCACCGGGCCGCGGTCCACGCGCCGAACGATGACAGCGCCTCCCACGTCATGCCCGCGTCGGCGAGCGCCTGCGGCAGGCTGCCGTCTGCGGCCATCCGGTCGATGTCTTCGCTTGTGTGCCGCTTGAATTCGGCGTTGGCGCGCAGGGTCGACAGCGTGTCCGGGATGGCGAGGTCGTCGACGCCGATGCGTCGGCCGATGATGTAGTGGTACAGGTCGGCGATGACCTGCGCACCGCCGGGGTCGGGGTGGGTCAGCTGGATGACGTCAGCGAAGCGGACACCGCGAGTGTCGCTGTCCCACTTCAGGTAGCTGCGCTCGCGGTAGAGGCGGCGGGCAGCGTCGGCGATGCCGCGCTTGACCGGCTTCGGCAGCTTCCGCCCGTAGTGGGCGTGCCAGTACGACAGCATTTCGCCGGGCTCGTCGGCGCGCTGCAGGACGGTCTTGATGATGTCGCGGCCGCCGGATTCGCCGGCGTCGAGGCGCGCCTTGGCGGCCTCGGCGGCGAGCACGATCGGCGCTGAGCGCATGTTCGCTTCGGTGCGCAGCCAGTGCGCGAATCGGGTGAGCCAGTCGAAGTCGGTGAGCGCGACCTGCCGGACGAGAGCAGCGAACCGGTTGTCCCGGTCGCCGGCCTTCTCGTAGAAGGTGTCTTCGCCGACGAAGTTGGTTACGGCGAGGAGGAAGAGTTCGGACTGTGCGTCACGCGCGTAGCCGGGTCCACCTTCGAAAGTGGTGGCGGTGGCGGTGGTTTCGGTCCGGATCGGCCCATGCGCGGCAGGGCGGGTGGTGCCGGTTTTGAACTTGGCCATGCTGTCCCCTTGGGTCAGGGGGTGCACGTGTTCGGAGTGTGGCGTGAAGGGCCTGAGAAAGAGGTCGACGGAGGCGTTTCGTCATTTGCTCTACCAGCTGAGCTACGGACAGTTGCCCGGCGGGACTCGAACCCGCGACACAATGATTAGCAGTGAAGTAACCCCCATCTGCGCACCAGGCCCTCACGCGAGGTGCTTACCGCCCGAGGAATAGTCGGTGGAAGTGACGAGGTGTCCTAGGCCGCTAGACGACGGAAGGCGTGCCCTCCGGCGGGATTCGAACCCGCGTTACCGCTTGTTGAGAGCGAAGTAACTCCTACCTGCGCACCGGGCGGTATTCACACTCTGAAGTTGTGCTCCCGAGAAATAAGCGCCTGAGGTACGGATCTCATCCCAAATGTGAAGTAGCCCCAGACTTCCGCACCGGAAGTGGCTTCACTGTATACCGAGGGTCAGGCTCCAGCCGAATAGTCGCTCGACTGTTCGCTCACCCCGTAGGGGTTCTCGGCCGTGTGCTCGATACGGGTCCGGCAGCCCGGGCACATCTGCCCGCCCGGACCGACAGGCTGCTCCCGGCAGATCCCGCACAGGCGGGACGGGATCTCCTCGAGCTGCCCGCCGCCAACCTTCCAGCACTCCCGCCGACCGTCAGGGTGGTCGAGGGTGACGATTTGACCGTTGAGTCCATCGAGGGGCGGTTGCTCGGCGAAGGTCTCGCGCAGTATCCAGTCGGTGCTCCAAATGCCCCAGACGGGCGCAGTGGTATCGCTCATGACTGCGATTCTGCCGCGCAGGCGATCCGGTGCAGCTGCTGCAGCTCGTCCAGGTCGCTCTCGCTGATCATGCGGCCGTCGTACACCACCTCCTGGCAGGAAGGGCACCCGAACAGCAACCAGCCGTTGCGGTGCACGAACCCCGGTTCGGCGGCCTCGGCTTCACGCATAGCCGTCGACTCGAACATTGCTTCCGCCTGGTCCGTGATCGGCTTCAGCGGCCGCGATCCTGGACCGTTCAGCCAGTAGTCACGCAGGCTCATGCCGCCCACTCCGTCCGGTAGTCCGGGTGATCGGACCATATTGCGGCCAACTTCTGCAGCATCCACCCGAGCCACATCACAGCCGCTGCGTCTTGGCCGGCCGTGAATGCGTTGGTGGCGTGCTCGTTGCGAGAGTTGCGCGCTCTGACCGCAGTGCGATATGCGTCGAGCACGTCGCGGCCGAACTCGCACTGCTGCAGCACCCGTGCCGGGTCGTGGCGGGCGATGTGCCACAGGCCGCCCTGCTGGCGCGCCTCCACCTGGCGGAGAATGAACGCGGGCAGCGGGCCGACATGACGTGTCGGATACTCCTCGACCGTGCGCAGCGAAATCGCCTGGGTATCCAGCCCTTCCACCTCAACCCCAGGCTGCAACGGCTCCCTCTCGCCATCTTCCCAACACCACTCCGCACCAGGGCGTTCGGGGTCGATCGCGGATTGCGCGATTTCCTCGTCCTCGGCGAGCCGGGCCTCGATGAACTCGACGATGGTCACGGGCGCTCCTCGGCCAGGCTTCCCGCGATCGACTGCATGACCCGCGCCGCGATGTATTCGTCTCGCTCGCGCTTCGTCAGCCCCTCGGGCACGGATGCCGTGATCTCGGCGTAGGTGCGCCGGATCCTCTCGCGCTCCGCCAACATCTGCTGCACGAACGGCTCCTCGGGTGCAGCCTCGGCCAGGAAGTCGAGAGGATCCTGGAATCGAGTGTGGATGATGGACCACTGCGAATCGTCGCTGCCGATGTTGTCGAAGATCGGATTGCGCGGGATGGTGATCGATTCCAGCAGCTCGGCCTCGTCGATCAGGTGGCCGTCACGGACGCGCCAGGTTCGGCGCTGGCCGCTCGGGAAGTCGAGTGTCACGGCGCCACCCTCAGGCAGGGCGCTCCTTGGCGGCCGGTCGCTCGACTGGCTGATCTGCTTCCAGTCCTTGTCCCAGGTGCGCCAGAGGAAGACGGGCGCCCACTTTTCGACGGTGGTCATGCAGCTGATTCTCCAATGTGGTTGGGTTCGAGGCTGAAGAACAGGACCGCGGTCTTGCTAACCGGGGCGCCGCTTCTCGCCGCGGTACGTCCGAAGAGCTCATTGAACATCTGCTGGCGGGTCCGTCCGCCGGCGGCGATCGTCCCGTGGTCCATCGCGATCTCGTTGCTGCCGTTGCCAGGATGAACCCACTGAATGGTGATCACCCAATGCATTTCGGTCATGCTGCTGATCCTTTCCGGTCTGCGGCCGCGATGTCGAGCACGTCGCCGAGCCGGAACACTTGCGCGTCGCCGCGCTGGATCGGAGTGTCGGTGATGCGGGTGCCGTATGTCGGGTCGTGGTGCAGGTAGCCGCGGGCGGTGAGTTTCCCGGCTTTCGGTTCCGCCCACCGGTGCAGGGTGCGTGAAGCGATCGGGATGCCGAATTGTCCTGTGATGCGGGTGATTTCGGCGATGGTGAACAGCCGGTCGCGGACGGCTGCCAGGGCGAGCGCCTGGACGTGCCGCACTTCGTGCTGTTCGCCGCATTCGCGGCAGTGCACCCAGGTCGGCAGGTCGCCGCGCTCGTCGGCACGCACCCGCAGCTCGACTCCGCATTCGGGGCAGGGCCCGATCTGGCGGGGCGGATCGGGTGCGTCGATGATGCGCCGGATCTGCGCTGAGGCGCCGGCGATGTCGCGGCACAGTTCGGCGGCGGCCTCGTGCGCGCGGAGCTCGTGCGGGTGGCAGGCGAGCCAGACGGCGGCCTGTTCGTACGGTGTGGCTGTGTCGGCGAGTGCGTCGCCGTCGATGCGGGATACGCGGACGGTGCGTTTGATCTTCCCTTTGGCGAGGCGTTCCTCGACGATGGTGGCCGGGGCGCGGCGGGAGGTGCCGCGGCGGCGGTTGTTGGCGGTGATCTGGACGAGGCCGGGCGCGCCGATGGGGATGTCGACGCCGAGGTCTTCGGCGAGCGCGCGCGCCCAGGTGGCGATCGTGGTGTGGATTGCGGTGACCTGTCGGTCGCCGTCGATCCAGATGCCGTTGCCGCGGCTGTTGGCGCGCACGGGGATCGGGGTTTCGGCGGAGCGGCCGCCGTTGCGGTCGCCCATCTTCGCGAGTCCGGCCCGGGTGATGGTGAGTTCGGCGAGCAGGCCCGGGATCGACAGTAGGTCGACGATCAGGGTGTCGGCGCACGGCTGGCAGAGGGTGAGCCGGTCGCCGACCGGGCGGGCGCAGCGCGCGCAACGGATTTCGGTCACCGGGTGTGCTCCTCCAGGAAGTGGATGCGGTCGCGGAGGGTGCGCAACTCCGGCCCGCCGACCCATGAGTACGGCGAGACGAGGTCGGCCGACCACCAGATGAGCGCGACGCACAGGATCTGTGTGCGTTCCCACAGCGATCGGGCGGGGTGCGCGGGCGCGTATTCCTTGCACATGCAGCGGGTGACGCCGTCCAGTCCGAGGTGGACGTCACCGCACTCGCCGAACACCGCCGAGTGCGCTTGCTCGGCGTGGCCGCACCACATGCAGGCTTCCGCCATCACGCCTCCGTTCCCGCGAGGACATCGGCGACGCGGTCGTATCGCTGCTGCGATGCGAGGCCGGCGACGAGGACTCGCGCCAGCGCGGTTGTGCGGGTGTAGACCGTGTCGTCGGGGTGCCGGATATGGATGCTGCACACGGCCGCGTAGGCGGGCGCGTTGGTGATGCTGATCCGTTCGACGCGCAGGATGCGCTCGTAGCCGCGGCGGGAGCGGTCGCGGAAGCAGTCGCCTGGGCGGATGGTGACGGTGTCGTCGATGGTGGCGACTCGCATCACGCCCCGCCGATCACGCGGTGGATGTCCTCGGCCCAAGCGTCGAGTTTGGCCATGTCCGAGAAGTCGCGGACCTTGATCTTGGCGCGGCGGCCGTCGGGGTGGTGCCAGACGATGCCCTCGTAGAGCGGGCTGGCGTCCCATTCGGCCATCAGGTCGCGCAGCGATTCGAACCCGGTTGGGATGTCGGGCAGGATGATCGCGCCGTGGCGGTGCAGGCCGTGGCCGTAGAACTTGTGCGGATTGCCGTTGATCTTCGGGCCGCACAGCTCGTATGTGCCGGGCCCGAGGATCTCGTGACGGTCGAGGGCAGCGGCGTGGATCTTGGCGAATCCGGACTGCCGCATCGGTTCCCATCCGACGCGTTTGCCGGTCCCCGGGTCGTGCTGCACCTGGACGAAATTGTCGGGTTCGGTCTTGCCACGCTTCACTTCGCGGCGCGCCCACCAGTCGCCGTGTTCGTCGAGCATGGTGCAGACGCCGTCGAGTTTCGCGGTGGCGGTGCCTTCGCCTGCGAGCACCCAGTGGCAGTCGGGGTGCACTTCGGGGAGCAGGCGGCGCATGTCGTCGGGGTTGCGCTGGAACAGGGTTGGGATTTTGCGCATGTCAGTGCTCCGTTGCAGGTGAGGCGGGATCGAGGGCGCTGCTGAGGTTGGTGATTTCGATGTGCACCCCGGTGGTTTCGCCGATTTCGGCGAGCCGTTTGCGGGCGCGCAGGTCGACGACGCGGGAGTCGTCGGCGAACAGGATTCCGGTCAGGGCGTCGAGGACGGCGCGGGCGAGCTTGTCGACGTCGGGGCGTTTGATCGCGGGCGGCGTGCTCCGCTTCGGGGTCGAGGCCGGCCGCGGCATGACGAACCGGAGATCGACCGCGACGGCGCCGGGCATCATCGCGGCGCCGGACTGGTGGGCGGCGAGCGCGATGCGTTCGCGCCACGGGCCGACCGCTTTCGACGACTCGACCATGCGGGCGCGGCCGTTGGGCATCATGCCCTTGAAGCTCTTGCTTCCCTGCGGTGCGGCAGTTCCGGGCACGAACATCGCCCAGGTGACTGGCGGCTGCGCTGACACCAGCCTCAGGACCGCCTCGGCGGAGGGCATGAGCGGCAGCTCAATCTCAGACATGGGTGCTCCATTCGGGCAGCAGTTCGGCCGCGGGTTCGGCGAGGCAGATGTGCGGGCAGCAGGCCGGGGCCGTCGGTTCGGGCTCGGGTGAGGTGCGGCGCATGCGCACGGTGCTGATGAACAGCGCGATGGCGACGAGCAGGGCGGCGATGCCGACGCCGAAGCTGAAGCCGCCCAGCCACATCGATCGGAAAGGTTCAGACATTGGGAACCTCGATCCAGTCGTGCGTGTAGGCGCGCATGACCGGCTCCTTGTAGGCTGCGGCGATTTCGCGTGCGGCCTCCTCGGTGTCGTGGTTGTTCCACGGCACCAGCCGCACCCGATCGCCCGTGTGGTCTTCGACCACGCCAGAGCCCCACTCGATACCGGTGGGCAGGAGATCGCCCAGGGCATCGACGTAGCCGCTGACCGCCGCTCGGTGGGCCTCGCGGCGTTCCTCGGAATCGTCGTCCCAGGGCGGGACAACGCAGTCAGGCTCCTTCGCGCGGGTCAGCATGTGTTCCCAGCGCGCCAATCGCTCGATGGCCTCGGCGCGGATCTGCTCGCGCGGTGTTCGGTCAGGCATGCGAGAACTCCCATCGCCGGACGAACACGCCGGGCCCGCCCTTCGCGAGCAGGGTGCGTGCTTCGGTCCGGCCGTAGGCGACGAGGGCGGACGGCGCGCCAGCGTTGCCGCTGGCGGGGGTGCCGTCGGGCAGGCAGAAGTGCAGTCGCCCGTGCAGGAACAGCACGGCGTCGGCGCGATCCCAGATGTGTTCGGTGAACCATGTGGTCTCGGTGCGCGCGAACACGAGTGCGATACCCCGGCCGTGGTCGGCGAGTTTGCCGAGCCACCGACCGATGTCGCGGTATGGCGGGTTGAGCCACACACGGCCGTACCACTCGGCGGACAGGCCGTCGGCCGGCGGGGTGATGTGGTCGGCGGCGGTCGGCCACGGGCGCGGCTGGGGTGCCGCGCACGGGTCGAGGTCGAACGGGCCGAGTGTGTCGATGATGCCGCGTGGCGTGAGCCACACATTCGATCCATCGCGCGCCGACTGGTGACCGCCCATACCGCTACGCATCGACGCTCACCGCCTTAGCCTGCTCACTCTCGATGAGATTGATTGCGAGCCGGTAGTTCTGGCACAGGTAGACCGCGCGGTTCGAGGTCTCGCCGAAGTGGGCGACGATCTTCGCGCGCAGCTGCTCGACGGTGACATCGGCGTCGGCGATGAACGTGCCGTCGCGCCGGCGGATGGCGCCGCGTTCGTCGCGCACCGCGGCCGCGCGCAGCGCCTCGTCGATCTGCTCAGCGGTGGGCGGCACGGCGGTGGCGGGCGCGTCGCCGGGCAGGTAGATATCCACGAACGGGCTCGCCTGGTCCTCGTCCTCGTCACCGCCGTCGTCGGGCGAGCCCATCCATTCGACGTAGCCGACATCGGTCGACGCCTCGCCGTCGGGCCCGATGGTCGCGGTGATCACGAAGTCGCCGCCGACGTAGGTTGCGTACGACCATCCGGCCGGGCTGGTTTGCAGCGCGAAGTCGTCCGGGGTGATCTCTTCGTGCCTGATGTGGCCGGCCTCGTGGGCGTAGGCGACCGCGGCGGCGATCACGTCCGCGAGCGCGGGACGTTCGGTGCTACTCATCGGCGGCCACCTCGGTGTTCAACGTGACCGTGTGGCCAGCGCCCTGGACGGCAGCGATGACGGCACGGCCAATCTCGGCCGGGTCCGAGTGATCAGTCGGGATGCGAGCCATGAAGGCCTCGCCGATGGCGATCTGATACGTGCGCTGATGAATGTGCTGACGCATCCAGCGCAGGCAGACGCGCATCGTGTCGTAGTTCGGGTGCCCCTCGCGCAACTCGAGGTTGAGCTTTTCGACGATGGCGATGGCGGCCAGATGCTCGGCGACGAGGGCGTGCCGGTCGGCGGCAGCCTGGTCGTCGATATCGCACCCGCACGTGGCGGTGTGCCGGTCGCCATGCTTGCCGTCTGGGCCGGTCGGGCGTTGCCGTGCGACGTCGCGCAGCAGTTCGCGGATCACGTCGGCGTACCGGTGGCGTTGAGAGTTGGCCGGGTAGAAGTTCACGACGGCGGCTTCGGCGTAGCTCAGCGCTTCGCCGACGGTCTTGATCGATCGGGTTGAGCGCAGCTCACTCATCGGTGGTTCCTTCGTCGGGGCGCGGGTCGTGTTCGCGGCAGGTGTGGATGTAGATCAGCTCGTAGCGGCGGCCGTCGACGCCGATCCGGTAGCAGGGTTCGCCGCGGTGGGCGCCGCAGTGCGTGCACGGGCGGGCCTCGATCGCCGCGGTTTTCGTGGCGGCCTCGTTCTGGCCGAGGCGGGCCCGGGGCAGCGGGACGATGTCAGCGGGCATCGGGGGCCGCCCCGTCGACGGGCTCGTACGTCTTCTCGAAGATGTCGGGCTTGCACGGGTAGAACTCGCCGGCTACGCCGCGGATCACCCAGTCGTCCAGGTCGACCCAGTGCAGGCCTTCGAGGGTCGAGATGATCATGCGGCCGTCGCGGGGGTCGATGCTGACGCCGCTGGCCGGGTACGGCTTTCGGCCTTCGATGACGTCCATCGGTTCGAACGAGCCGATGGTGTTGCGCTCGATCCAGGAGTAGATCCCCATCGCGTCCTCGGCGGTCAGGTCGCGACGGAACTGCCGAGCTTCGATCTCGACGGGCTTTTTGCGGAACTTGGGCATCAGGCACCCCACGGCAGGACGAGGACCGGGGTGTCGTAGCTGGCCGGCAGGACGCCGACGGGCGCGGTGAGCACGCCGTGGATGGCGGCGATGAGCTGAGCAACGTTGTCAGGCATGGGTTTCGGCTTCCTCGGGTTGGTTCTGGTGGGCGATGAGCGCGCGCCACGCGGCGGGCAGCTCGGCGTTGTGGTCGCACTTGGCGGCGGGCGGGTCGGCGTAGGTGAGCTCGGTGGGCGGGATCCGCCAGCCGGTTTCGTCGCACAGTTCGCAGCCGGCGATCTCGGTGCGGCGGTGGTCGGCGGTGACGCGGCGGACGCGGTCGCGTTCTGCTTCCCACGATTCGAACTTGCGGCGTTCGGCGCGGCACGCCCCGCAGGCTGGGACGTAGCCGGTCATGTCGCGGTGTTCGGCGCAGCGGGTCGGCGGGGCTTCGGGGATGGACTGGGCCCAGGCGACGAGGTGTGCTTCCCAGGCGTCGCGGGCTGCGTCGCAGTCGGCGCACTCCGGCACGTAGCCGTCTTCGTGGCCGGGATGGAATTTGGCAGGCTCGTCGCGCGACGCTCGCGCGTCACTTACGTATCGGTCCCTACCTACGTCACCACTAGTAGGGAATGGAGTGGAATGGAATGGGTGTGCGCGGTCCGGGGTGGAATCCTCCGGGGACACAGGGGGTTCGGGCGGCGGGACATCCTCCGGGACATCGGGCGGGACATCCGGTGTGACGGGCGGCGGGACATCCGGCGTATGTCCCTGCGGGACATTTCCGCCTTTGCGCTGGTTGGCCTTCCGGAGCCGTTCCGATTCGCGACGCGATTCGACTTCCTTCTTGGTCCGCTGGCGCTGTCCCCATTCGTGGAATTCGTAACCGCCTTCGGCCTCTATCCACAGGCCGCTGTGGAGAAGGGCTTTGATCTGCGTTTGGGTGCCCATTGAGCGCGCGATCGCGCGCGGAATGAACCCATCCGTGAGCGTTCCGGCGCTCCAGGCACCGGCCCTGACCCACAGTCCCATCGCGGCATTTCCGGCCTGCAACACCTTGCGGTGGAACGCGAGCGTGTCATCGACGTTGAACCACACCATGCTGTTCAGACCTCCTCTCGTAGCTGATGCGTGCCCGAGCGGGCACCGGGCCGCAGGGGCGCCGGATTCGGGCGTCCCTGCGGCATTGCGGATGTCGTACGAGCCCATCGGGCTAGCTGTCGGTCGCTTCGGACTCGGCGGCGCGGATCTTGTCGAGCACCGCTTCGAGGTCGCCCTGGTCGACGAGGACGTCGCGGGCCTTCGATCCCTGCGCGGGCCCGACGACACCGAGGTCTTCGAGCCGGTTGAGCAGATAGACGGCCTTCGCGAAACCGATCCGCATGCGGCGCTGCAGCATTGACGACGAGCCGAACTGGGAGCTGATCACCAGCTCGGCCGCGGCGACGAGCATCGCCGTGGTGCCGAGCACGTGGGCGGTGGACAGCGCCTCGTCCAGGTCGACCGCCTCAGTGGTGGTCGGGTTGCGGCGGTCGACGAACGAGTGCGCGACGATGCCGGGCAGCCGCTGAGTCCAGCCCTCGGCCCAGGCCTTCGCCCGGGCCAGATAGTCGTCGTTCATCCGGCGCGGGCTGACCGCGCCGAGGAAGCTGTCACCGCAACGCACCAGCAGCGCGCGGCCGTCGGCGCGGGCTTCGAGGTTGAGCGGTTCGCCGTAGGCCTTGCCGGCCTGCTGGAACCGGGCCAGGTAGTCGCCGGAGACGGCGATCCCGCCAGCGAGCAGCGCGAAGTTGCCTTGATGCTGGCGGTGGATCAGCCACGGGATGCCGCCGAGGGTGGGTTCGTTGGCGAGCCGCGGGACGCGCAGGGCGTGGCCGACGATGTCGAAGCCGGAGCAGTCGGAGAAGGTGACCTCGCTGTCGGCGACCTCGATGCGCAGCAGGTAGTCGGGCTGCCCGTCGTGAGCGTCCCTGCCTGCCTTGAAGATTCGCAGGATCTTCGCGATGTCGTCGGGCGCGAACTCGACGATCAGGCCGGGCTCGTAGTCACAGTCGCGTTCTTTCCAGATGCTGACGATCGCGAGCGCCGCGGTGAACCGGTCGGACGCGGTGACGGCGACGTTGCCGTCGGCGAACAGCATCCGCACCCGGTGCAGGCCGGCGTCTTCCTTGTCGGGGGTGGCGTGGACGCTCACCGCGGTGAGTGCGTGCCGGAGATCGGCGGTGCCAACGATGATGGTGGCGGTCATGAGGGGTCGCTTTCGGGGATTGAAGGGGCGACGATGTCGCCGATGCGGTCGCGGATGTAGTCGCGGGCGTCGTTGCGGCTAGCCCAGACGAGCACCGGGCCCGTCGCTTCGTTCACGGTGCCGAGTGCGGCGATGGCGTTCGCGAGCTTCTTCTGCTCGACGAGCTGCGCGAGCTGATCGCCGACGTAGAGCAGGGCGTGCGCGGTGGCCTCGGCGCCGGCCGACGTGAGGCCGATCCCCTCATCGGGCAGACGGCGCAGCACGGCCTCGGCCTTGATCCGGTGCTCATCGGCGGCGCTCACAGGGCACCTCCGTTGATCCGGTCGTAGAGCCGCATCGCCCAGCGGGCGTCGCCCATGGCGGTGTGCCGCTCCTCGGCGGTGGGCGGCTCGACGCCGCATGCCCGTGAGATGTCGTCGGACTTCCACGGCAGCGCCAGGGCCTCGGGGACGAACTCCGGCACGATCACCCCGGCGTGCACCGAGGCTTTCAGGAAGCCGACTGCCAGGTTCTCGACGTCGATCAAGTGGTAGCGCCAGGACGGGCAGAGTCCGTGGCGGCGCAGCATCGCGGCCAGCAGCTCGGTATCGAAATTCGGTACGGCGCCGACAATGTGCGCGTTCCGCGTCCACCTCTCGACCTCGGCCGCGACCATCGCTTCCGGGCCGATGTACGCCGTGATCGGGCCAGAACCCATCATGAACGGATCGGGTTCGGCGATCGACACGAAGTAGTCGTCGTCTTCGTACCGCTTGAACCGGTGGTGGCGTTCGTAGAAGCGGCCGATGTTGAGGCCGATCAGCTCCGCTGAGGAGAGGTCGACGTCGCTCACCTGGTAGGTGATCTCGCTCTGGTGGCGGAAGTTGCCGGCGTCGTCGAACTCGCGGCGGATCATCGCGATCTCCCATGGCCGCCGATCGGCGTGCAGGCCAGTGGTTTCCGTGTCGAGGAAGACGATCGGCGTGCTCACTGGGCACCGGCCTCGGTGTCGAGCGTCTGCTGCTGTCCCTCGTCGGCGACGAGCTGGGTGAGCTCGGTGAGCACCTCGGCGGCCTCGCGCTCGTTGAGGTCGAGCGGGTCGGTGATCTGCTCGCGGCCGGGCAGGAACGAGCGCAGGAACAGAACCTTCTTCTCGTCGGTATCGGCGCCGAGCTGGTCGAGCAGCTGCGCGGCCTGCGCCCACTGCGACCGCAGGATCGGCGCGTCACCGGCTTCGCGGCGCTGCAGCCGGGCGATGATGGCGTTCGCCTCCACGCTGGTCAGTTCCTTCGCCGAGGCGATCTCGCGGCCGGTGTCCGCTGACAACCACTTGCGCTTCGCCGCCGCGGTCTTGTGGCCGTGGCGCTCCAGTTCGCCCGAGAGTGCGCGCTGCTCGGCAGCCGTCGCGAATTCGGCGGGCGGGTCGGGCTCGTCGACCTGCGCAGTGTCCTGTTTTTCGCCCGGATCTGAGGCGGTCTCGGAATTCGATTCAGGGTTTTCCGGCGCCGGCTGACTTATACCGGCAGTAGAACCACCCTCGGCTGCGGGCGGCGGCGTCCACTGCCGCACATGGCTGGATACGCCACCGCCACCGCCGGCGACCGCGATGACCTGCGGCTGCACGCGCTCGGACTCCACGCGCACCGGCTCGGTCTCGTCGATGCGGTCTTCCTGGTCCTCGGCGACCTCCAGGCCGAGCAGGATATGCGAGGCCAGACGCTTACAGACCGTGGTCGCCGCCTTGGCCCACAGCATTTCCTCGGGCTGCAAGATGTACTTCTCGTTGCCGATCATCTTCTCGTAGGCGCCGTTTGGGCCGGTGAGCTTCTTCGTCTTGTACTTGCCGGTCTCCGGGTCGATTGTCGGGACGAAACCGGCCCGCGTGGCGCGCTCGATCGTCCATTCGCTGGTCTCGGTGTCCCCGTCGGGCGCCCACCCCTGGAAAACGACGCGCTCGGGTCCGGCCTCGTGGGTGGTGAACCGGTAGCCCTTCTGGCGCAGCTTCGCGACCATCGTCTTGGCGTAGATGGATGGCATCCCGTGCACCGGGAATACGTTCTGCAGCGCCTGCAACGGATTCAGGCCGAGCTCGCCGCCGTGCATGATGGCGACGGCAGCGTCCTGCGGCTTGCCTTGGTAGATCTTCGGAACGATCGTGGTGCGGCAGACTCGTTCGGCGAATTTGTATGCGACGTCGAGCAGCTCGGCGTAGCGCATGAGGCTGTCGAACGGATCGTCAGCGGCGGCGACCGGGGCGAGTGCCCTGCCATCGTCGATGGTGGCAATGTCGGTGGTCATTGGTGGCTTAGTCCTCTCTGAAATAGCCCCAGCGGGGCAGGTCGATTTCGTGCGTGTAGTCGCTCCAGTCCGGCCAGATGCCGGACTCGAGGCATGCCGCGTAGATGTCGATCGCGCGGCGGTTCATCCGGGCACCGACGTCGACGGCCGAGGCGGGTAGGCGGATCCGCCAGACCGGGTGCGGTGGCTTGTCGCAGACGGCGATGAATTCGAATTCGGTGTGCACGCCGAGGCAGGCGAAACCGTCCTGATACCAGGCCTGTTGCGCGTGATAGCCGAAGCTGTTGACCGACTTGCGGAATGCCTCGGGCGTCTCGTGCGGCGTGGTTTTCAGGTCGACAAGGATCGCGCTGTGCGGGCCGGTCCAGCACACCCAGTCGGCACGCACGCGCAGCATGACGCCGGTGACCGGATCGGGATACCAGCCCGACAGTTCGGGCTCGCCGGATGAGAGCAGCTCGGTCGCGTGCTCGTTCCGCCGCACCGCGTCGGCCATCGCCTTGGCCTGCCGATAGTGCTTGCTGCGCAACGGCACTCGGCCTGCGTCGCGATGCGCGTCGCGCGCTTTCTTCACCTCGTCCTTGCGGATCTCGTCGACGCCGAGGTCGACCAGCGGCGCGCCGGTGCCGAGCACGAGCGTGTGCACCGCGGTGCCGAGGTCGAAATGATCGGCTGAGACGGGCTCAGGGTTGTCGCGCTCGTGCTTCCACATCCGCGGCGTCGTTTCGAGCAGCCGCCGCGCGCCCGAGGACGACAGCGACCGCGTATCGGCGTGGTAGATCGTGTCCGGTACGCCGGAGTACAGGCCAGGCTCGGCCGGTGCCAGCTGCTCGGCCTCGGCCGGCTGCTGCCCGCGGTGCTTCGGGCAGTCGCAGATCTCCTCGTCAAGGTCGGTGGTCTGGCAGATGGCATTAGTCATGACGCCGCCCTCGATCGGTAAGGCTCGCGGCGCAATGTCGATGCCGGTGTAGGCGCATTCGGGTCGTCGAGCGCGTCTTCGTCCCACTGCATCGGCAGCGGCCAGCGCCGAGAACGGCCGTAGCTGCGGGCTCGGTCAGACGGTCCCGGCGTCATCTGCAGCCGGTTGAACAGAGCCACAACGGCGCGGTGCCGCGCTGCGGTGATCTGATCCCGGTGGTGAAGCATCGTGCCGAAATTGCCGTCGTCCATGCCGAGTTCAGCCGCGAGGTGCGCCATCGGCCACCCTGCTGCCACGAGCGCCCGCAACCGGCGCTGCGCACCGAGTGAGGGCACTGGCATATGGTCAGCCGCCACGCTGTACGGGTCGGCTGGGATCGCCACTGCCCGAATGCGATCGGCGACCGACCGCGAAATGAACGTGGCCGGCGGGCGTCCGGGCTTGCCGTAGAGCAGAGTCCCTAGCGAACTACGCGGTACCCCCGCCAGCTGCGGAATGCGGCGCAGCGAGACGCCAGCGCCCTGGAGCGCTCGCACGTGGGCGCGCACTGGTTCGGCATCCACGAACCCCGGTTCCCAGCGGCCGTAGAGGATTCCGCGGTTGCGCTCGTGGTAGTAGCACAACTTGCACAGCCCGCGGCGCAGCTGCTCGATGCGCGGGCAGCGCGAACACTGCGCGGCGCTCATGAGGCCATCTCCACCACGGGCGCCGGGACGGCGAGGATGCGCTGCTCGGTGTCCTTGTGGACACGCTTGCTGCGGTGCATGTGGATCAGGGTCGAGCGGTCAACCCCGGTCGCGGCCTGGATCTGTGGCCACGTCCACTGTGCGTCGCGCAGTTGCTTGATCCGCTCCTTCGATGGGCCGGAATCGATCAGTCCGCGCACGCAGATCCAGCACCGCTGGTTCTCGTTGCGGGCGTTCGCGAGCTCGCCGCCGCACTGCGCGCACCGCGGCGCATCGTCGTTCTCCTTCGGTAGCGGCCGGCCGAGTTCCATGTGCAGCTGTTTCCATTCGGCGCGGTTGCTGAGGTCTCGTCCGGCGCGGATGCCATGCCGGTCGCCGGCGTCGAGTCCGGCGTTGCCGCACTCCTCGACCACAGGGCATCTGCCGCAAACGCGTTTCGCCTCGGCGATGACGGCAGTGGCCGACGGGTCCGGGAAGAAGAGATCCGGGTCGCTGTCCCGGCACGCCGCCCACATCTGCCACGCGGGCGCGTCGGGGTCGATACGGCCCGTCACAGCCCGAACTGCCCATCGATCCAGCGCTGGTAGGCGCGGTCGGTCTCGGCCCACTCATCGCGGTCGTCGGCTTGGTCCTCGTCGCCGGTGGCCATGGAGAACGCCTCGCGGAGGTCGGCGGCCGAGGCGATGATCGCGACGATCAGGGCGATGATGATGCCGGCCTCGAGAATGTGTCCGAAAGTGGTCATCGGGTTGCTCCGTTCATCAGGCTGTCGCGCACGATGGCGCGGATACGGGACTGGCTTTCGGTGGTCATCCGGTCGAGCGGGACGCCGACGATGCGAGAGAGTTCGTCGGCTTCGGCCAGGCGCACGGGCCGGAATCCGCGTTCGGTCGCGAACACGGTGCTCTGGCTGAAGAGCTCGAACCCGGCCCGCCGCATGCGGTCGGCGATGTCGACCTGCCTCATGCCCAGCGCTTTCCGCGCGACCTTGAGATTCGCGATGAACCGCTTGTCGATGTCGGTGGTGGCGTGCATCAGGACGGCACCCCGCCTTCACCGGTCTGGCGCTCGGCGTCGACCGGGCCGGACTTCGCCGCCTCGGCGACGTAACCGAGCTGGGTGATGGTGTTGGCGACGCGTGCGCTGGCGTTGGGCTCGCCTGCCCACTTCAGTTCGGCGGCGGCGTTCTTCAGCTCGACGATGGCCATGGAGGCGATCTGCGCGAAGTCGACGGCGTCACCGCGGGCTACGAGGTTTGCGAGCAGCTGGCCGAACAGCCGCTGCGCGACCACCGGTGTCACGATGACGCGGGCGTCGTCGCTGAGCTGCAGGACGTATTTCTCCATGCCCGGGTTCCAGCGAACGTCCAGGTCCCGGACGACGATGGGCGAGTACACGGTGGCGTAGGACTCGGCGTCGATGCTCATGCGGTCACCGCCAGGGTGGCGGTACCGGAGTGCTGCGCGAGCCACTGATCCGTCGGCGTCCAGTCGCTCCACGGGTCGATCACGTTGGTCGGCGGCGCGTCGAGCACGACGGTCATCGGGATCGTCGGGTGCTCGTCGCGCATGATCAGCGCGGCGACGGTGACGCGTTCGTGGCCGGCCTGGTGGTGGCGGCCATGGTTCGAATGTCTTCCCATTGGGTATGCTCCCGTTCGGTTCTGGTGAATCGAGATGGGACCCGGCGAGATGCGGCTCTCGCCGGGTCTCGGTGTGTCAGGACGTGGCACGACTCCCGGCGCGAGGTTCGTCTGCACCCGCGCCGGGAATCGTTCGGGGGGAATCCGATTGGCGTGTGCGCTGTCGAGCGCGGTCGATCGGAATTGGGATGGTGGGCGGCAGTGCGCCCGCGGGAATGTGAACCGCTTCGATGTGGACCAGGGCGTCGGTGTTGTCGACCTTCGCGACCGATTCGGCTGCTGCGCGGGCGGCGGCTGCGGCGGCCCGGGCGTCTCGCGCGCAGTTCCGGGCGTCGGTACGGGACTGGCTGACGGTGAACACCGCGACGGCGAGGGCGGCGGCCGCGACCGTGAGGGCGATGACGGAGACGATCATGCGATCGTCCCGGTCTTCTCCAGTTCCAGCTCCAGCAGCGCGGCCTCGTGGCGTTCGGCGATATCCAGGCGCAGAGCCAGCTCGTGCTGGTCGGTGCGCGCCTTCGCCAGCGACCGCAGCGCGGAAAGGTAGCGCGCCTTCCAATGCTGGTTGATCTGCTGGAACATGCCGCTGTAGTCGGCCTCTTCCTGCAGGCGATGGACGCGGCGGTTCGCGTCGAGCAGCTGCTCGGAGATCTCGGCCACCGACTGGCCGGGGGCGGTCATGACGCAACCGCTTCCGGCTCGCCGAACACGGACACGTACGGGTGGGCGAGGATCGCCAAATGCTCAGCGGCGGAATCGTTCTGGCCGATCAGGTCGGTGAGCATGAGCGCCCGCGTGATGCTGCGCACCGCGTGCTCCGCTGCGGCGATAGCCTCCCAGTGGAGGTCCAAGTCGCGGTAGTTGATCGCGGCCACGGCGGCGTCACGGGCTGCATCCCATCTGTCCTCCGCCTTCGCCGTCGAGGCGGCTCGCGTCAGGTCATGCAGCGCGCGTAGCGCCGACCCGCAGCGCGAACTGAAGTCGGAATCGACGTCGGCCATCTGCTGCAGCTGCTCGGGGGTGGCGGCTGCGACGGTGCGCACGACGGCCACGATCCGGCGCCACTGCGGGCCGAAGGTGTCCTCGAGGTCGCCGTCGGTGATCTCCGTGGTGGCGAGATAGCCGCGCACGTCATCGGCAGTGCGCCCACGGTCGTCGTTCCATTCCTCGGCGCGGTCGCGGGAACGATGCACCGCACGGACGAGACCGAAGTCGCCGGGCACGGGCGTGCAGTGCTTGAGCGCACCGGACAGGCAGACGCCGGACCGGGTCTCCATCTCGCCCTGGATCCAGCCGTGCTCGTCGATGTAGGCGGCGGCCGCGCGGCAGGCTGCGGTCAGAGTCTGTGCGGGGGCGGTCACGAGGCTTCCGCCTGCTCGTCGCGGGCCTTGCGGTAGGCCTCGACATCCTCCGGGCGCAGGACGTAGGCGCCCGTTCTGCCTGGAAGTTTCTCGGCTGGTAGCTGGTGTGTGCGGATGAGGTCAACGACTGCCCGGCGCCCGATGTTGAGCAGTTCGGCAACCTCCACAACACCGAGCAGTTTCACGGTTTTGTGCATAAGCCAAGTTCTACACCTAACTTGGCGTATGCACAAGATTTGCCGGGTGTGTCGGAGTTTTGCATACGTTGCCAAACTTGGTTGAGTCTGCCAAACTTGGCGGCATGACGAGAGCGCACGCGGTGGGAAGGATCCCGGAGATCACGCTTCACCACCGGCTTCGAATTGCACGAGAGACCGCCGGCCTCGATCAGGGGCAGCTCGCGGAGATGGTGGGGGTCAGTCGCAACTCGATCGGTAACGCCGAATCGGGCAAGCACGCGCCCCGGAAAATCCTGATCAACGCATGGGCACTCGCTACGGGCGTGCCTGCGTACTGGCTTGAAACAGGAGAAACCCCCCACCCGAATGGACCGGGTGAGGGGTCGTTGCTCCCCCATCTGGACTCGAACCAGAAACCTGCCGGTTTACAGCCTCAGCGCTCTGACCAGCACGTTTTCGAGAACGTTTTCCCACTTCCGGGAACACCCTCGCGTAACCGGCCCGCGGCCGCTTCTCCGGCCCGTGTGAGCTCCGCCACGTCGGAGGTGGCGGCAGCATGAGGACGAGCACACCCGCACTTGCCATTGCGCGGCAAGGCGATATCTGGCCCGGTCGCTATAGCGACATCGATGCGGCGTGGCGGACTGCGGACTGGTGCACAAAGCATTACGCCGGCGCGCCTTTCCGTGTGATCGATATCCGGACCGGCGAGCTGACTCAGCGCAAGGCGGTCGCGGCATGAGCGCCCCCGCCGTGACCGTCCTCGACTTCGCAACCGAGGCCGCGGCGATCGACGATGCGCGCGAAGCGGCCCACGCTGGGCTGCGGGCGGCGAACGTGCGCGGTGTCACCGGCGACGATCTCGATGCTTTCAGCGGCGCAATGGAATCGGTGCAGCAGCGGTGCGAGATCCTGCGCCGCGCGTTCTACCCGCGCCGAGCTCAGCTGTGGATCGGGAACGGCACGGCGATGACGCTCTCGGCGACCGGCCGGTCGCGCCGGATCGTCTGGCAGCGCCCGCGATGACCACCGTGCTCACGCCCGGCGGTCCGATCCCGCAGCGGACGCTGTTCGCGATGGCGCGCCTCAGCGCGGTCGAGGCGCACAACGAACTCGACGATGCGGCCGCGTGGCTCGACAGCGAGACCATCGGCGGCCGACTGCCGGCGGTCGCTGCGCTCGCGCGTCTCAACGCGATCCAGAAGCTCGCCCGTGCGGCTGACCTCATCAATGAGGCGGCCGCCGATCTCGACAGCGCGACCGAGTACTACCGGCGAACGCTCCGGTAGCCGCGGTAATAACGATCTTGCTCCGATTGGACAACGGTCCAGGGATCCCCTAATTGGAGTAGTACAACAATTAGGGGATGGATCGAACCGAACGTTAAACCAATTCAGACAATTCACACCAATCGCAAAGAAATTCAACGACGAATTTCGGGCGCGGTTGGTTTTCATATATACGGCGGATAAAAAATGAGCAACATTGTCGAAATTCGTTACTCACGCTCAAAAGGTCAACTAAAACCGATCACTATGACCGGTAACTGTATGTTGTCCGTTCCGCGCCAGTGGACCGGGCCCATCGAAAAGTTCGAAGAGTTCCTACGAGCCATCGGCCGACCCAAATCTACTAGACGACTACGTATCTACCATCTCCGGCGGTTCGCCGTAGACCATCGCCGCACCCATCCATGGGAAGTGACCGAGGACAACCTCGTCACATGGATGGCAAGCCGCGACTGGGCGCCCGAAACCCGCCGATCCTATCGAGCGAGTCTGCGAGGGTTCTACTCCTGGGCCCTCGCCAAGGGACACATCACCGCCGACCCGTCCTACAACCTCCCCGCCCCCACACCGCCGCCGGCCAAGCCGCGGCCCGCGCCCGACGAAGTCGTCGACTGCGGTCTGCGGTCCGTCGACCTGCGGGTACGGGTCGCGGTCATGATCTTCGCGTTTACGGGTATGCGTAGACATGAGGCGGCGAAGATGCACACCGACGATCTGATCTCACGCTCGGACGGCTGGTACGTCCGAGTCGTCGGAAAGGGCGGCCGGGTGCGGCTGATCCCGGTCGATGATCTGTTCGCTTCGGCGATCCGGTCGATGCCGCCGGGGTTCATCTTTCCGGGCAAGATCGACGGGCACATCAGCGCGAACCACCTCGGCAAGATCGTCTCCCGGGACCTGCCCGGCGACTGGACGGCGCACACGCTGCGCCACCGGTTCGCGAGCCTGGCGTACTCCATCGAGCGCGACATTCGTGCCGTGCAGGAGCTGCTGGGACACGCCAAGGTAACCACCACTCAGATCTACACTTTCGTTCCGGAAGAAAGCTTGCGCCGCGCCGCGGCGGGCGCGAGACGCGGCCTCACCGCCGCGTAACAGAATAAAGAATCCGCCCCGGGCTACTCCTAATAGCCCGGGGCGGTTCTGTTTGAGGTGTACGGACACCCTCAAACAGGGCACAGTGTAAACAGCAATGTCAAGGTTGCGGGGTAATAGTCGCAGGTCTTTACGTTGTCCTAACATGACAGCATGATTGGCCCGGCGGTCCTCCGGTACGGTTGACGGCGCACCTTCCCAACGTGCACATGCAACGGCCCGCACACCTTCACCGGTATGCGGGCCGTCTCGCGTGTCGGGTCAGCTCTCGCGCGGATCCTTCCAAGGGCCGTCCGGGCCGGTAGCGCCTGGCGGCCGCCACGGCTTCGAACCGGCTGCCCGGCGGGCCATCGTCGCCGCCTCGCGCCCGGTCCGGCCGGACTGCTCGAGGACAGCGAGATCGACACCGCCGCTCTTGCTGGCGACGAGGGTGATCAGCTCGTCGGTGGCATCCTGCAGTTCCTGCTGCGCCCGGGCCACGCGCTCGTATGCGGCTGCGATCGCGTCATCGGTGCTCATGCGCGCATGATATCGCGGGCGTTCAGGCGAGCGTCGAGCGCGCGCACCGGCTTCGACCCCGCCCACGGCGAGAGCTGGCGCCGCGCGTCGAGGATCGCGCGTGCCAGCCGCGGCGACCGGTTACGGTCGGTCAGCTCCGCCGCCTCACCGACCATCGCGGCCGCTTCCTCGATCTCGCCCAGCTGAATGAGCGAGCGCTGCAGCTCCAGCATCGACAGCGCCCGATCACGCGGCCGTGTCGGATCCAGCAGCGCGACCGCCCGGCGCGAGGCCTCGGCCGCTGGCCGCGCGTCGCCGAGCATGGTGAGGCATCCGCCCCAGAACGCGTCGAGCATGGCGGGCCCGGTGAAGTACGCGCGCGATTCAGCCGGCGTGGCCGGACCGAGATCGGCCGCCGCCTTGGATGCCGATTCGAGCGCCTTCGTGCTCGCCTCGCCCTGCGCCGAGAGCGCGGCCGCCTCGGCGAGCCGCAGATCGACGTACGCGCGCAGATGACGGTCTCCGGACTGCGCGACCCACGATTGCGCCGCGACCGCGTGATCCATCGCGATGCGCGGTGAACGGTCCTGCCAGATCGCGAGCTGCGACAGATGGCACAGCATATACGCGGACAGGTCGGAATCTTCTGCCTCGTGGGCGATCTCGCGCGCCTGCTGATACATCGTCGCCGCGCGACCGTAGTCGCCGCGGTCCCAGGCGAGGCACCCTGCGAAGCCGACCCACTCGCCGTGCAGCGAAAGCAGTTCGGGCCGTAGCGATTCCGGGCATTCACGCAGCATCGTCTCGGTGAGCGCCAGCTGCGCGTCGGCCATGCCTTGCGCTGCCGGTGAGCCCATCGAATCGTCGAGGGTCATCGCCGCGTGCAGCGTGGTGCGCACATGCGACAGCGCCCACTCGTCGGGCCGGCCGGATCCAGCGGCCAGCGCCGCGGCCCGTGCCGGGTCGGCCATCGCGGCGGCGCCGACAGCTGCAGCGCTGGCGGTGGTGGCGATGAATGTGCGTCGGTCCACGTCGTTCTCCTCGTTTCCGAGCAACTTCTGCTCGAAGACGGCTACGACACTGTCCGGCGCGGAGGCCAGCAACGTATCGAGGTCGGCCTGATTGGCCCATCCGATCGGGTTGCCGGCCTCCCACCGCTGGACGGTGCGCAAGGTGGTTCCGAGCTTGGCTGCAAATTTGGACTGACTCAGCCGGTACGCGTCGCGTAGCGCGCGTGATTCCGTGCCGGTCCAAGAAACGACGGTAGTCATGCGGCACCCCTCGCAATAGTGGTCCACTTCACCATAACGCAGGCATGTCGTATCTACGTCGTATTCACGTCGTAGGGGTTGGGCCGAAAGTCATGTGTACGCCCCGCCGCCGGGCGCCGCAAGCCTCGACGGCGGGTGCGCATCACACTGCACGGGAAGGCAGCCACATGCACACCACCAGCGCGAACCGTACCGCAATCGCGGTGCTGCGCATCGAAATCCGGGGTGGAAACGACGAGCGCGACATGCGCGAGATCGGCACGAAACTCGGCTACGACGTCGACGAGCAGCTCGTCGCGATCGACCCGCACTCCGAGGCCCCGCTGAAAACCGTCATGAAGGCGTTGCGCGCCACCGGCGCGACCGCGGTCATCGTGCCCGATATCGACCACATCGACGGCATCGACCACCAGATCCACGAACGCGCGCTCATCGTCACCGTGGAAGGTGAGCGCGTCCTCGAGCGCGCCGCCACCGGGGCGGCAGCATGAGTGGCGCCGAGATTGTGGTGACCGCCGCCATCGCTGTCGTCTGTCTCGGCATCGTCGCTGTGTTCGTCCTCGGCGACATCCGGGCCAGCCGCGACGACCTGCCGCTCCAGTCGGGGTCGCACGCCCTGGCGCCGATCGCCCCAGCATCACACCACCGCGCGCGGCAGCTGCCGCCGGAATGGCGTTGCGCCCCACTGCGTTCACCCATGACGATCCGGCGGGCTCAGTTCGAGATGCAGGACCACAAGCACTGCTCCCTCGACGCGTGCCCGCGCAAGAATCAGGCGCACGCCCTACTGGTGTTCTCCGGCAAGATCATCCCGCAGCGATGAGCGAGCCGTCGTACATCGGCTACCTGCACACCGACGACGGTGTGTGCATCGTCGGGCCGGACGGATTCCCCGACACCGCCGCCCACATGCCAGAGCTGGCCGACGACGAAACCCCCGCCCTGGGTGTGCCGACGATCGACGTCTCCCCGGAATCGGTGATCGACACCGAAACCGGGCCGCCCAATAAAGCTCCCGCCTGTACGGTCCGGTCACGCTCGCAGTGCCGGGGCGTGGCCGAAGGCGGGTAGAGGGATCGTCGGAGCGCTTCGAGCGGCCGGCGATCCCGCTGAGGATTCTCACGCACGACACGTCACTGCCCCCTGCAATGTCGAGCGTGAGAACCACCCTCAACACAGAAAGCCGCCCCACTCGAATCGGTGAGATTCGGGTGGGGCGGCTTCGTGTTAACGCATCACCCGCTGCGGCGATACTGGGTGCGTGAAGAGACTGCTCGCGGTCGGCGCCCTGGCGATGTGCACCGCAGTGGCGGCCGGCTGTTCCTCCAGCTCGAGCGCGCCTGCCACTACACCTACCGCCGCCGCAACGAGCGACGAGGATATGGCCCGCGAAATTGCGTTGAGCGTGTACGGCAAGGACTTCGGCGACGTTGCGCACCCCGATGACTTCGTCTCGGCGGTAGTCGACACCGCCCGCAACGGCTGCAACATCTTGCGTAACACCGCGGACATGGACCTTCTGCCGCTGACACCGACCGCGGACAGCAAGAACATGGTGTCGTCGCTGCTGCAGAGACTGTCCAGTGATAGTCACCTCACCGAGCAGCAGGAACGCAACGATCTATGGGTGATCGCGAAACATCGGTGCCCGCAATACTCAGCAGCCCTCGGCGCCCACTACGACGCTATTCCAGTCGCAGCTCGTTGATGGCCTCGGCCATCCGATGGCAGTACATGCCCTCGATGTAGGTGCGGATGTGATCCTGCCCGGACAGGTAGCCGACTACCTGCCGCGCGGCCTCGTCGTAGATCCGCCACGTCTCGGCCGGATGGCGCCACCAGTCCCACGTGATCGGCTGGAACCGCCGACGGCGCAGCCGGTCGACGAGATCCTGTGACCAGCCGCCGATCTCGGCGAAGCTGAACGCACTCATGCCGTCAGCGATGCCGCGCAGTGGTGAGCCGGCCGCGCACGAGGTGATCACATCGTTCGGGTTGGCGTACTCGAGGTGGATGTGCCCAGCAGGGAAGTCACCGTGCGGGCCGTTGATCCCGTAGCCGCGGGCGCCGGAGTCGACCGAGTCCCCTTCGCGCCGCGCCGGATTGGCCAGGCACGCCGTGAACGCCACCTGGCACTCAGGGAACAGGCCGGCGGCCTTGGCCTCCATGAATGCGTCGACCACGAGAGCGCCGAGACTGTACCCGATGACACCGACAAGGTTCGGTGTCGCACGGATCATCGCCGACAGCGCGGTCAGCCCGATCTCGATCGAGGTGGCCTCACTCGCACCGGCCGGGCCCGCGCCGACCGGGCCGACCGTCGCCGGGTACGGGCAGTCGCCGAGATACCGGAATTTCTCCGGGTCGAGCTCGCGGACGACGTTGCGGAGCATAGCGTTCGGCGCGCCCAGCTGCTCGCCCGTGCCGCGGACAGTGATGATGTCTATGGTCACGGGAGCGCCGCCACCAGCTCGGTAGCCATACGCTGATGCCCCAGCCAGCTGGGGTGAATCGTGTCTGTGGTGTAGTCGGGCCACAGCGCGGTGCTGCTGGTTCCGCGCATCGCGCCCGCGAAATCCACCACGCCGTTGCAGAATCCGGGCTGCGAGCCGATCCAGTCGTTGTAGGCCAGGCGCACGCTGTCGCCGGTCGACGTCCGGGATATGACGGTGCCCAGATACACGGATCCGGTGAAGCCGTAGGTCGTTTGCAGCCTGCTGACCAGAGTCCGAACCGACGCCTGTAGCCCCGCCAAGGTCGCGGACGCGCCGAAGATGTCGTTGCTGCCGCCGCAGATCAGCACCTCATCGAGAGTGAATGTGCCGAGGGCCAGCCGGTCCCAGATGTGCGCGACGCTGGCGTTCGAGAGAGCCGTCGCATAGTCCGAGAGTTTCCAGCCAGCCAACGACATGTTCACGATCAACCGGTTCGTCGCGGCGGCCCACAGGTAGACGTTGCCCTTCCACAATGGAGTCGGCACGATGCTCGCCGAAGTGGTTCCCTTCGCGCCGGCGATCGGCTCGAAGATGCTGTCGCCGATCACCAGGCACACCTTGCGGCGGCTGGTCGTCTGGTACTCGATGATCACGTCGAACGGTACGGAGGTGACAGTGCCGCCCGAACCGGCGACAGTGGGGTCCGTGGCTGAGGTCGAGTTGGACCAGGTCCACGCCTTCCCGGCGCCGGTCTGCACTGCGGTCGACGATGCGAATGTCCACCCGAAGGCCACCAGAAACTCGGTGTTCGCGGTGAACAGTCCCGGGCCACTGGTCACCAACGGAGCGTTGTAGTAGGACCCGTCTCCGGGGATCGTCTGATCCGTGGAGACGATCGTCGTCGCCGTATTGCCCGAGAAGCTGCCCGTCTCCGCGCCGGTGTTGTCGCTGCTCGACGGCGGGCTGTGCAGGCCGACAACCAACTTCTTGAGTGTGGCAGCGGTTTTCGCCGTCTCGGCCGTATCGCGGTTCCGGATCATCAGACGCCACTGCGTCACATCCACCGGCAGCTTCACTACGAACCGCGTGCTGCCAGCCGTCCCCGCCGCCAACGATGAGGTGACCGTGCCGCCGAGGCCGCCGTTGCTGTGCCGCAATGTACGGGTGACAGGCGGCCCGCCGTACAGGTCTTCGATTCCAGCCTCGATGCGGTTGAGCTGGACGGCCGTGATCGGCGTTGCCGTCGACGGCTCGCTCTCCCAGATTGTGCGGGACCACGACATTTACGGCGCTCCTGGATACAGGTCAGGCGACGGATACAGCCCTGACGATGGGTAAGGGACGAGCACACCGACACGGGCGGGCGGGATCATCGCCGCGGTTGCGGTCATCGGCGGGACTATGACGGTCGCGCCGGCCCGTACAGTCGGGACGAGCATTGCGGCCGTTGCGGCGGCTGTCGGCGAGGTGAGCGTTGCACCGGCCGACACGGCAGGCGCGATGAATTCGGCGCTACCTTGCATGGCGGGCGCGGCAACGGTCGCGCCGGCGTGCACCGTCGGCGGCAGCATGTCCGCGAATGCGGACATGGCCGGTACCACGATGAGAGCGCCAGCTGTCACCGCTGCCGGTGGCAACATCTCCGCAGTCGCGGTCATAGGGGGCGGTGTCACGATGCCGATATCGACTTGCGTTGTCGGCGCATACATTTCGGCGGTGGCCGTCATCGGTGGCACGAGCACCGTCACGGGCACGGTCACTGTCGGCGCCAGCATGGCAGCAGAGGCCGTCATCGGCGGGGCCAGGACCACAGCGCCACCGATCACCGTGGGGGGCAGCATGTCGGCCGTGGCCGCCATGCGCGGCACTGCGATCGTGCGGCCCGCGTGCAGCACCGGGGTCGGCATCGCCGCGGCGGCCCGCATGACCGGCGCGAAAATGAGCGCCGGCACCGTGCCGTCGAACAACAGCGTGTCGCCGAGGTAGACGCGCACCACCTGATGCACGACCCCCTCGGCGTCGACCCAGCGCAGGAATACCGGGGCGGCGCCGCGGCGATACAGTGCCGATTCCGGCATCAGGCTGCCGTGATCGTGGCCACGCCCGAGGCATCCCACTGCACGGTGAACGTCGACGCCGTGACCGGGATGTCGTTGTCGTAGAGGATGTAGCCGACGAGCGGACGAGTGCTGTCGGACGCGGGGGTCGCGTCGTACAGCACGGCGACGCGCGCGGTGAAGCTCGCCGATGTCCACTGCGCGTCCGGGCAGTCGATCACGAGCTGATTCGTCGCAGGGTTGTAGCTGATCGACAGCGGAGAGACCACCAGTCCGCCGGCGGTGTAGCCGGTGCCGGAGATTTCATTCGTCACCGAGCTCTTGTATTGGTGTGCGTCCTGGTCGGGCACGTAGGCCGACGAGCAGAGCATCACCTTGAACGTGTCGGAGTTGAGGTTCACCTCCTTGTTCGCCAGCGACAGCAGGAACTTGCCGTAGAACTTGGCTGTGTGCGCCATGGTTGCTGCTCCTTATGTGTGAAAGGTGTTGTGCCCGTTATGCATCGGGCACGACGAAATAGACGGTCTCGGGATCCGGGGTGGCGAGCGCGGAGAACTCGGATTGAGTGACGGCCTTCATGCGGGCGATCCCGCCGGCATTGACCACCGACCACGCTTGCGGCGGCTCGGCGGCGAGCCCGACCTCGATCAGCGGCCACAGCATCGCGTCGGCGTCCGGCACGACGATCGGATACCGTCGGGCGCCGATCTCGACAAGGGCCGGGCCCGGCTCGGCGGTGGCGGTCAGGACGCCGTTGACCGGCGTGAATCCCACTCGCCTGGTGGTGATCATGATCGAGTCATCTTCGCCCTGGCGGGGGTCGCCCACCTGCGAGAACCACACCACCGTGTTGTCGGCGATGCCGGCGATATCGGTCATGTTCTGCGTGATGGTGACGGTCACTGCGTCGCCCTTTCTGTCATGCCGCGCGATAGACGGCGAGCGAATCCCACGACGGCGAGGCGGTGCCCGAGGTGCGCTCGACCCGCGCGCCTGCCCACGAATCCGCGATCGGGACTTGGTTGTTCAGATCGGCCATGACCGCGGTCGCACCGTTGACCTCGATCCACGCGTGCTGCGCATCGCACGCGAACTCGACTGTCTCCGTACCGTTGAGGGCTGCGGCGTCGCTCTGGTAATCGAGCATGGTCGGATTCGTCACCCCGCCCGTGAACCGTGAGAGGTAGATGCGGCCGTTGTAGTAGTTGGCGGCCAGACCGGTGCTGCGGTCGGCCGCGACGCGCAGCAGCAGGCTGCTATCGGCTGTGCCGTTCGGTGCGCTGCCGAATCTGCCGACGACGCGCTGGCGGCCATCGGTGGTGGCGGTGTTGGTGAGCAATGCGCGGCTGCCGTTCGCGGTGCCCGTGCTCGCCCACTTGCCGCCGACGATCCCGGCATCAGTGCCAACCTGTGTCCACCCGTTGCCGACCGCGCCATCGGCCCGCTGGAAATCGTCAGACTTCACGAGCGCCCAATCGGCATCGACCATGGTCGGGAAATCCGATTGCCGGTCGTACAGAACGAAATTGCGGATGTAGGCCGGATTCGTCGTCTGATTCAACATGTTGATGCCACGTGCCAGCGGACCGGACTTGTATTGCTCGGGCAGCCAATACGCGAAATATATGGTGTCGTTGACGTACACGCGGATCAGCCGGTCACGCTCGACGAGCATTTTCAGCCGGTACCAGTTGTTGTTGATCAGTCCATCGATATTGCCGGACTGCGCGAGCGTGTCGATCTGCGCGAGGCTGCGATAGATGACAATGCGGATGTTCTGGGTGGTCGACGCCGGGTCGCGCCAAATAGCCACCATCGGCAGGTTGATCAGGTCAGTGAATCCGACTTTCGCCCAGCTCGGCGAGATGGCCATAAGCCACATTTGCTGCTGGATGATATTGCCGTCGATACGAATGTCGTACTCGCACCCGAAATTCGGCGTGAACGGCATCATTTCGTAGCTGACACCGCCGACCTGGAACGGCGTTTCGAGGGCGTTGGCGATCACGAGCTGATTGCTGATCAGCTGCACCGTGCGCGACGAATTCGTGCGCTTCCAAGGCGGCCGAATTGGATTCTCATCCGGCCGGGAGTGGTACGTGTCGAGGTCGCGCCAACCAGCGACCGCCAGCGGCCAATGCCGCCGGATATACGTGCTCACGCGTCCCCGGTGGCGCTCTCGTCGATGGCCCCGGTGATCGTTCCGCCGAGCTGCGCCATGCGCTTGCGCAGTTTCAGCAGCACGCCGCGATTGCCGCGCAGCCCGACCGGATCATCGGCCGCGACCAGCGGGCGCAACGATTCCGGATCCTCGTTGAATCTCTGGATCGCCCTGTCGAACATCGGCAACGCATCCTCCACGCGCACAACATCGAACAGGCCATCCAGAGATGCGACGCCGAATGCCGCGCACCACAGGGCCTCACGATTCGGCTGCACCGCGACCGATTCCTGAAAGTTGTGGCCATCGGAAATGAATTCGAACGTCTTCATCCTGAAAACTCCGGATCTTCGATGAATACACCCGCACAGCAGATTTGCAGCACGGTCGGAGGTGCCGTCCCGACGATGTCGGTCACATACGCCCAGAACCGTTCCAGGTCGTCGATGTTCACGGCCAGCGCGGAGAAATGACGCCGCGTGACGTTCGGCTCGATCACCGGTGTATACGCGACTCGGTACGCGGTATTCTCCGCATTCCAGATCCGCTGCTCGAACGTCAGCCCGCCGTGCTGCTCCAACAGCGCGACGTGAATGTCGGTCAGAATCGCGAGCTGGCCATCCCTCACATTGAGCATCGGTCCCACGAGCACCTCACCGGTGCCGCGCGTGACCTCCGCCGACGAGTGCGCGTATTCGAGCTGCCAGTCATTGGCGTTGGCGTACGCGATGTCCGCTTTCTCGCCCGCATTCGCGGCGGCGTTGACCGCGGCCTGTGACGCCGTCAGCGCGGTGCCGGCCGCGGCCTGCGCGGCGCTCGTCGGCGCCCGCAGCTCGGTGCCGACCGTGTCTTGCACGACGCTGTAGGTATCGATCGTGCCGCCGACCATCGCGGCCTTCGCGTCGTCCACCGTGGCGGCCTGGCGGGCCGCGAACAGGCCGACCCCGAGCGAACCTACCGGGGACGCCCCGTTCGGGGATGTCATGTCAGCCCCCGCATTCCGGGTCTGTAAGAGGATTCGCGGCGCGCTTCTTCTGCGCCTCGACGACCCATCCCTGATAGGTGATGATCGCCTGGCGTACCTGCTCCCGGCTGTCGGGTTTCGGGTTCGCCGAAGCGTCCGCGATCGCGGAGATCATGTCGTCGAGGTGGCGCTGATTCTCCGTGGTGATCGCCGACCGTGCCACCAGCGTGGAGCGAAACTCGCTGTTGCACTGGGCTTGCCGCGAACTCTGCATCGCGGCGAACGCCGTGCTGGCCACCGCGAGCACCGCCACGACGATGAGCCAATACGCCTGCTGTCGATCGGTGCGCGGCAGTGCCGGCGCGGGCACGCTCTTGGTGCCGATGCGGTATTCGCGCCAGCTCATGGATAGGCCGACGAAGAATCCGACCGCGATGCACGAGGCACCGAACGTCAGCTGCAGGATTACGTCAGTCATCATCATCACCCTGGACTTCCCGATTCCGGCTGCGCGTGCGTGACGCTTGGAGCCGTGCGGCGCCCAGTAACCCGATGATGGCGCCCATGATTCCGTTGACGCCGGTATTGCCGGCGTAGGACTCGATAACCAAGGGGGCGAATATGTTCGCCGCCCATACCGTGGTCACGACGTACACAAGTACGGTCAGTGTCCTCGTCGACACGCCGTAGTCGTTGGCGGCCATTCACACCCTCCTCATCCACCAATAGCCCCCGACTCCACGCCAGAGGTCTGGCAGTAGGCAGGGCCTCACTCCTCAGCACTGGGGTCTACGGGGTAGCGGAACATCCCCAGCAGCGGCGCCATCCTCGTCGCGAACACCGCGATCGGAGTCAGCGCGACCGCGGCGCCGGCCACCCATCCGCCCGCGGTGGCCAACCCGCCGTCGGACAGAGTCGCAGCGAGCACGCCGAGGAACGCGACAGTGGAAGTCAGCAGAGCCGCGATGGCCTTCGCCAGCTGGCCGAGCTTGTAGTTGAAGGGATTCCAGCTCACTTCGCACCCCCGGCAGTCGAGTCCGCGCCACCCGCGCTACCGGCCGCATTGGCGTCACGTGACGCCTGGAACCCCTCGATGCCCAGATGTGCACCGATCACGGCCAGGGCGTTGACGATGGTGCGGCCGCCGAGCTGCTCCCACCCGCTGAACGGATTCGGTCCGGCGAGCTGTTCGCGAATCTCGTTCACGTACTGGTCCATGTACCGCAGCGCGGTGCCGACGGTGACCTTCTGGCCCTTGAAGTTGGTGAAGGTTTCCTCGAGTGCGGGCACTTCGCCTCCTTGGTTGGTGAATTCGTTGATGTACTTCTGGAACACGTCCCCGGGGAACCCTGGGCCGCAGTCGGTGTGGGTGCCCCAGCCGATCACCTGGGTGACGTACTGGTGGTCGGAGATGCCGGAGCTGGCGCGGGTGTAGACGCCTCCGCTGCCGAGCCACGTGGTGCTGAATCCGTACTTCTTGGCGTCCTGGACAGCCAGCCACGCGGCGATCGCGATATCGCCCTCGCGCTGCAGCCACTGCGCGCGCGTCCAGCTGGCGCGCGATCCGGCGAAGCACAGGTTGATCGAGTAGCCGTTGGCGTTGCCGACCGACCAGGAGGCGAGGTCGGTGTTGACCACGTCGCAGACGATTCCGTCGCGGACGGTGTAGTGATAGCTCGCGTCGTGGGCCGGGTTGTTGAGATAGCCGGCCAGCGATTCGGCGGAGCTGTTGCCTTCCTCGGTGTGGAGGAAGAAGTACCGAACCTTGCTGCCGCCGCGGCCATTGCACGAATTGCCCATGCGGTCGAGCTCGGTGTATGCGGGTTTGGACATGCTCTACTCCAGTCCCATGTGTTTGACGATGCGGTCCGCGATTTCGCGGCTGACGCGACTGTCGGCGTGCACGTTCGTGAGCCCGAGGTTCCCCAGCACCGACACCAGCTCCTCCACCGAGGCGCTCAGCCGCTGCGCCAGCGTCGCGACGGTGTACTGCATGGCGGGCGGGCCCGGCTTCTCGCCGTCGTCCAGGCCGAGGCCGTCGAGCACGGCGGCCCGGATTTCCGCCCGGTCGGCCTGCGGCAGTTCCTTCAGCATCTGGCCGAAGGTCTTGCGCTCCGGATCGGGAGTGTCGAGCGATACCCATTTGCCCGACGCCATCCACGCGTTCGCCGTAACCGACTGCGGTGGCTGGTATTTCAGCGCAGGCTCCTCGGTCGGGCGCGCGCCGAGAGTCCACATGCGGAACGACTGCAGCTCCCAGTACTCCGTCGGGAGGATCAGCGGTGCGCCCTTCATCGCCGGCATGGCGACGAACATCCAGATGAACGCCTGCCGAGGATTGGCGAGGTCGCAGTTGTCCCGGGTCGGTACGCCGACACCCTTCCAGGCCGGCCATTTGTCGAACGGCTTCCCGTCGACCAGGCCGCCGACCTGATCGCGCAGCTGGCGCTCCAGTTTCGCTCGGGTGGCGGCGGTTTCGCGTTCGCGAGCGCGCCGTTGCTGCCGTGTTTCTTCCATGTCGCAGGCCCTCTCTCGGCTCTATACGAGTCCGACTTGCTGGAGAGCCCCGTCGAATTCCTCGAGCTTCGCCCACGCGGCGGCGAGCGGGTCCTGGAGGTCTTCGTCGGAGCCGATGGTGATCGCCCACGTGGGCGGGGTCTGGCGGTCCCAGCGCAGTTCGACCTTCGACACCCGGTCCATGTAGATGCGCCCGGTTCGGTCACCGCGGATGGTGAACCCGCACCGGTCGTTCAGCCACACATGCCCAGCCGCACCGATGACGAACGGCGCGCCGTCACGGGCACCGAACTGGACGGAGTCGAACGCGCGGGTCTTCCAGAACCCTGCGCGCAGCACCATCAGCGACGACAGCGTGTAGGCGTTGCCGGCCGACCCGGCGAACAGTTCGAAGTACCGGGTCCATCCCTGCGTTGCCGCCCGCGCGGCGCTGACCGCCTTCATGAACGCGAACAGCGCGTCGGTGTAGAGCGGGGCCAGGATCGCGTCCAGCGCGCCGCCGATGGGCGGGATCACGATCGCCGCGGCGATGAGGTCGCCCGCCGCATTGATCGCTGCGGAGATCAGTTCGTTGACGCCCGGCATCGAGTGGCCGCCGGTAACGACTTGGATGCCCTTGGATCCGGTGCGTTTGTACTTGTACCGGTCGAGCCCGGATATCTCTCCGTCGCGCCAGACGACAAACGGCAATTGCTTCTGCGTGCGCGGCGGCAACGTCGGGTCGTAGTACTCGGGCGGGATCGACGTGTCGGTGGCCAGCGAGGTGGTCGAGTCGATCATGTCGTCGAGGAATCCCTCGACCGTGCGGATTAGACCGTCGAAGATGGTGCCGCCCTGCGCGGTACCGGAGTAGGTGCCGGACCGGTCGACGAACGACACAATGCGGGTACCGGGGCGCAGGTTCGCGCCCGGCCACGGCTCGGGGTCGCCTTCCTTGTAGATCTCGATCTCGGTAGCGACCTCGCCGTCGTCCTGGATCGGCTTGGCGAGATCGTGGAAGTTCTTGAACCGCGAGATACCGAGGCCCCACAGCACACCCGATGCCATCGCTTCGAGGAAGCTGATCGGCCGGACGACCATCGAATATGTCGACTGATCATGGCCGCCGCGCTGGGCGGGGTCCATCGGATCCGACGGAAGCGGCCACGTCGAGCCGCGCTCACGCTGGATCTGCAGATCCAGCATGACCGACAGCATCCAGGTGATCGGGCCCGGGAGTATGAACACCTGCGGCCACTGGATCCACTCCGGGAACCACGGATTACTCCAGCACGAATACCATTTCAGCCGTTCGTAATCGGTGAGGAAGTGCGCGGTGATGATCTGATCGCCGGTCTCCTCGTCGAGGTCGAGATCGAGGGTGTCGTACATGCCGCCGATCCGGCTGCCGCAGTACTCGACGATGATGTTCGCGTTGCGGCCTTCGCCGCGCTGGATCCGCGCGTCCTCTTCCCACAGCCACTGGCCAGCGGGTGAATCGAACGGGATCGCCAGATCGATCGTGCCGGTGTCGTTGGACGGCAGCACCAGCCCCTGCGACAGTTCGTCCCGAATCAGGTACTGCAGACGCATTTCGGCGTCGAACAGCTCCACCACCGGATCGGCAGCGCCCATCGCCAGTTGCTTGCGCTCCTGCTCGCGGGTAGCCGTCCAGATCGCCTCGCACTGCTCCTCGAGGGACAATCCGAAGTTGATGTCGGTGACCGGTGCAGGCATCACTGACCTCCGATCGGCAGCGGCCACAGCCGCGGCATGACCAGCTGCGCCATCGCGCCGCCAGCCGGGGCGCCGGTGACGCTCACCGGCAGCTCGATCGGTTGCGTGTGCGGCGGGATCTCATACTCGAAATACCGTCCAGGGACAGGCATCTGGCCGAGCAAGTTCGTTCCGTGTGCGTCGCGGACCATCAGCTTCTCGGGGTCGAGGTCGACGGTCGCGCCGCCCTGAACCGCGGTGATGGGCGGCATGAGGATGTCGCGGGCCGAGTCGTCGCGGCCGGTGCGCTTCGAGACGCCGAGGCGGCGGTTATACCGCGGCCCCTCCAGCGACCGATCCGGAATCGTCCAATTGCCGCGGGTGAGAATCCATTTCTGATTCATCGGCAGCGGCGAAGGATTCCACACCGTGACGGTTCCCGACCCGGAGGTGGCGGTGGTCGTCCACGTCGAAACGTCCGGCTCCTGCTGCCAGAACGGCATCCCGGCCCGCAGCGGCAGCGTCGGGTTGGCGTGCTCACGGATCAGCGGATCGACGCCCGGGTTGAAGTCGCGGTTCTGGCGCAGCTGCACCTCGAGGAAGCGATCGGACTTCGGCGAGATCACCTGGATACGCGGAAGTACCGCGTCCCAGTCGTAATCGTCCTCGCGGTAGTCGAACGCCTGCCAGAACTGCGACATCAGGGTTTCCTGATCGCCACGCGGGACGCGGGCAGCGACGATATGGAACCCGAGATCAAGGTCGCGCGGGTCGTACCAGCGGCCACGCATCCGTCCGCCGACCTGCCGGGCGCCCGACGCCCACGCGGTCCGCACGGGCGGATCGAACAGGCCCTGTACCTGATCCTTGCCGCACCAGACACCCTCGGCGCCTGCGCCTTCGCCGTGGACATGCCACACCGACCCGTCGCACCCGTGCAGGATGATCGTCAGGCCGGTGCTGCTGCGGTCTATCACGTCACCTCCCGTACCGGGCGACCGCGGCCACCCGCCCCGCGTCGATCTGTTTGGCGGCCTGCGCGACGATCTCCGAGAACCGTTGGGTGAAGATGTCGGCAACCTGCTGCGCGAGCTTCGATTGCGACTGCTCGTATACCGCCTGCAGCGCCCCGCCCGAGGACCGCAGGCCCGCGGCGCCGAGCGCGTCGTCGGCGTTGGCTTTCAGGAAGCCCTGGCCGGCCGCGGTGAGCTTGTCGCGCCCGGACGCGACCGCCTGGTCGACGGTCTGGACCTCAGCCGCACCGGTCGTGCCGGGCGCGGCCGTCGCAGCCTGCGGCGTGCCCGTTCCGGTGCTCGGCGTCGGCGTGTAGCTGCTGCCGTCGCTGTTGACGATCCACACCGGGACCACACCGGAGGGCACCTTCGACGTGTCGAAGGCCGTGCCGGTGCCGACCGTGCCGCCGCCGAGGCCGCCACCCGATGCCGATGTGCCGCCGCCGGTGCCGCCCGACGCCGCGGTACCCCCGCCGGTGCCGTTGCTGGTGGCCGCGCCCGCATCGCCACCGCGCAGCAAGGCGGCGGGGATGTGCGCGAACTGGTCGAACATCGAACTGTTCGCGCCGACCGGGCCGCCGATGACCACGCCCTCGGAGCCGTTCGATTCGACGTTGGTGCCGTCGCCGAGGGTCATCGCCGTATGGCCGCCGGCCGGGCCGCCGACCACCCAGCCGACCGAGATGTCGCCGGGGCCACCCAATCCCGGCTTCGCGCCCTTGGCAGCCAGCCATTCGCCCTCATTGCCGGTGGCCATCCTCGAGGAGAACGGCGGCAGCCCCAACGCGTCGTTGACGGTCGCGGACACCATGCCCGAGCAGTCGATCGCGGTGGTCGAGAATCCGCCGAGTTGATAGGTGGCCGGGTCCATCGACTGTGCGAACTTCTTGCCCGGGACGATGCCGCCGGACGCCATCGCGGCGAACAGGCCGAGCCGTTGCCCGACCTCCATCCAGATCGGCACCGACTTGTCGCGCTTGCTCGGCGACAGCGGGATATACGCTTCGGGTCCGGCCTCGGCCCAGATGATCGCGCGGTTCGAAATCTGTGCGCCCCGGCTGATTCCGCCGTCGGCGCGCGGCGTCGGCCACAGGTTGCCTGTGCCGCCGACCTGCTGCTGTATCTGCTGTTTCGCCGCCTGATCGCCCGCGATCGCGTTCACCGCGACCTCGGCAGTCATCGGGATCCGGCGCCCGGTGTTGGTTTGCACGAACGCGTCGAGTGTCTTCTGACCTTCCTCGGTCGCCGCGGTGACGGTCACGGTGCCGTTGGGCAACGTGGTCACCTTGAGGCCGAGCGCTTCCAACTTCGCCGTGGTTTCCGGCGTGTTGTCGGTGAGGGTGATCGTGTGCCCGTCGGGCAGTGACAGGACCGTATTGCCGAGGGCCCGGAACATCTCCTCGGACCGTTGCGCCGACTGGATGTTGTCGCCCACCGACCCGCGCAACCGGTCGAGGGCGGGCCGGGCCGAGTTGTCGATGCCGTCAGCCAGGCCACGCGCCTTGGACGCGGCCGAGTCGAGGCTGTCGTCGAGAGTGCGCAGACCGTGGCCGATGTCCTCCATCGACTTCGAGCCGGTCAACTTGCCGAACGCCTCGGTGATCCCACCGAGCGGTTTCGTGATGCCCGACAGCGCGGTGCCGGCGCCCTCCGCGAACGACGCGAACGCGCGCAGGCCGGTCGCGGTGAACCCGAGCAGCGCATCAGCGGTGGCGAACGCGCCGTCGGCGAGCTTGCCGAAGAACCCGAGAATCTCGGGCTGATGCTGAGTCACCCAATCGGCGACCTTCGCGATTTCGGGGCCGAAAGCCTTTGCGAGAGCAGCGGATATCGCATCGGTCGAGGCTTCTATCGAGCGTTTCGCGCCCTCGATCGAGGACGCGGCATTGCCGCCGATCTTGTTCATCGCGTTCTCGGCCGCGCCGGACACCTGCCCGAGCGACTCGGCCGCGGTGGACAGGTCGAACTGATCGAACGCCGCTCCGAGGTCTTCCCATTGGGTACCGAACAACTCGACGGCCACCTGCCCGCGCACCAGCGGGTCCTGAATGTTGCGCAGGCCGTCGAAGATTTGCTGCGTCGCATCGTGGGCCGACTTGCCGCCCTCGGCGAACTTATGGGAGATCTCGTCGGCGTTCAGGCCGAGATCTTCGAATGCCTTCGTGGTGGAATCGCTGCCGTCGACGGCGCGGATCGAGAATTCCTTGATCGCGTCCGCGGCGACGTCGCTGTCGCGGGCACCGGCCTGCACGGCCTGATTGATCAGGCCCATCGCCTCGACGCCGTCCAGGCCCAGCTTCCGGAACTGGGTGCCGTACTCCGTGACCGTGTCCAACAGGTCCTCGGAGACGTTGAGCCCGTTCTGCGAGGCCGCGACGAACAGGTCCATCGCGTCGGATGCGTCGCGAGCCATGCCGGTCTTCACAGCCTGCCCGGCCGCGCGCGCAACGTTCGGGATGTCCTCGCCCATGAGTTGCGATACGGCGCTCAACTGCTCGATCACCGACTGCGTGTACTGGGCGGTATCCGACTCGTCGAGTAGCCCGGATTGGATTGCGATACGGGCGGTCTCGGCGTTGTCGGCCACCGACTCGCCGAAGGTGTTCACGTAGGCGCGCCCGGCGGCGGTGCCGATCTTCGCCATGGTGGCGTCATCGACGCCGAGGCGGGCCTGGGTGAGGTCGAGTTGCTGTTGCCGCTCCATTCCGGACTGCAGCGCGCTCGCGAACAATCCGGCGGCCGACAGACCGGCCAGCGAGAAGGCGGCGCCGACGGTCGCGCCGACCAGGCCGCCCTTGCCGCCCTTGCCGGTCAGCTCCCCGAGCTTGTCGCCCAACCCGCTCATGAAGCTTCCGCCGGCCTGCTCTCCAGCGTCGCCAGCGCTGGAGAACATCCCCGACAGGTTGATCTTGCCGCGCGTAACGCGGCTGACCATCGACTCGAAACCGCTCGCGGCCTCCGTACCCGCGTTCTTTCCCGCCGACTTGGCGTCGCCGAACGCCTCGGACAGGTCGACAGAGATTCCGGAGAGGCTCGACTCGGCGGCGTTCGCGGCATCGGCGCCGGCGTTCTTGCCAGCTGACCGGGCGTCGCCGAACGCCTTCGCCAGATCGACCGTGACGCCACGCATCCCGGCCTCGAAAGCCGTGGCCGCCTCGCTGCCGCCCTGCTTGCCCGCGGCCTTGCCAGCCGACTGGAATGCGGCGCTGAGCTGCTTTGGCAGCTTCGAGGTTTCAGCCTCGAGGCTGACATAGCCGACAGCGAGTTCGGTTGCCACCGCGCCTCCTAATCCCACCCCAGGAAGGTGTTCATCTCGTCGATGGACAGCGCGTCAGCCTTGCCGCCGACCGTCCGTTCCTCGACGGGTGCGGCTTCGATTTCGCGACGGCGCTGGAGTTCCTGGGCATAGCGCCCGGGATGCTGCCGCAGAACGACTTTCAGGTCCCACCAGCTCAGCGAGTGCCCCAGCTCATCGAGGCTGTGCCCGAGGCTGAGCAGGTCGTAGGTGATGAACTCCTCGAAGTCGGCGACTACTTCGAGGAGTTCGAGGATTCCCCCTCGTCGACCTTGGACGATCCTCTCCATGCGCTGTGCAGCGCCTCGAGCTGGTCGCGGTCGAGCTTCGCCGCGCGGACCTTCGCGCCGACCTCAGGGTCCACAGCCTCCATGAATCCGAGGACGTACGCCGCGAACGGCAGCGACTGCTTGGCGACAGTGGCCAGGTACTCGTCTCCGGCCGCCGGGGTGTAGTCGAGCTTCGGCAGGCTCAGCACTTCGCCGCCGAGCTCGAACTCGAACCGGTTGCGCTTGAGGTGTGCCTTGGAATCGGGAATCTTGAATGCCATTGCTTCGCAGGCCCTTTCGCGTTCGCAGGCCCAGTGGTGAGGCCCGACGGCGCGGCGGGGCCTGCGAGCGGAAACCGCGCCGTCGGGGTTCGAGGGGTCAGGCGTAGGTGACCGGGAATCCGGTCGACGAGCCTGCCGCGTTGGTGACGACGATCGTCGCCGGACCGGCGGTGCCGGTCGGGGTGATGATCGACAGCGTCTTGTCGTTGACGATCTGGAAGTCGAGCGCGTTGGCGCCGTCCACGGTGACGCCCGTGGTGCCGGTGAAGTTGGCACCGGTGAGCACCAGGATTTCGCCGCCGGCTTCCGCGAGCGGGTTCGAGGGGGCCGCCGAGCCGATGATCGGCGCGGCCGGGGACGAACCGTCGTCGTAGTAGCGGTACACCTTGACGCCGTTCTCGTCCTTGTAGCAGGTCAAGGTGCAGTCGAACGCCTGCAGACCGTTGCGGACCATCGGATCCTCCGAGGCCGCGGTGATCTGGCCGGCGGGGACGACCAGCCGCGCCTTCTTCGCGCTGTCGCGCATGTCGAACAGCCACGGATGCACGGGCAGCGGCGAGCCGGTCTCCTCCACCGTGGTCAGCGATCCGACGGTGGTCACGTTCTCGGAGCCGAACACCTCCGACAGCACATCGCTGTCGAACGCGCCGAGCAGCTTGAACTGGAACTGCGCGGAGTGCTGATCCTGCGGCGAGTAGATGAGATCGCCTGCCCAGTCGAAGATGTCGGTCGAGGACCGTTCGCCGGACGGGCGGATACCGTCGTCGGCGACGTATCCGAGCTTGGTCGCTGCGGAAACATCGCCGGATACGCCGATGGGGAGGGTGGCGCCCGGCGCGAACACCATGATGCCGCCCGTCACCCGGTTGGGTGCGCCGACACCGATCTTGGCAACGGAAGCTCCGGCCATGATGAGTCATCCTTTCGGAGATTCGCAGGCCCCGAACGGAATTGATTTCCTCCCGTTGCCGGGAAGTCAGATCGGCTCACCGGCGATCAGCAGATCGACGGTGAACTGATAGCGGGGCACGCCCGCGTCGAGGTCCGGGAAGTTCACGATCCCGCCCGTCTCGGTCACCTGCGCCACCCACTTGCCGCCCACCTGCTCACCTTCGAAGGCGAACAGCAGAGCGTAGGTGGTGCGGGCAAGGTCGCTGGCCGCGCTCTCGCTATCCGCCCAGCACTCCACCAGAATCGACGCCTGGTGATGGAGCAAGGTGATTCGCGCGCTGTCGACCAGCGACACTCGCACCGCGCGGGACGGCATCGGATTCGGCACCTTCGTGCCGAGCTTCGCCGTCTCCCCGCGAGATTGATATGCGGCCTTGAGTCCGGCCACGACGACCGCTTCGGCGTCGACGGGTGCGATCGCCTCAGACACGGGCAGCACCGAACGCCCGGACCAGCGTGTTGTGCTTCATGTTCGAGGCCATCGCCCGCGGAGTCGCGGTGAACACGTTGACGTGCCAGCGGCCCTGAGGCTTCTTCGCGCCCTGGAACGACGACATCATGTAGCCCTTCGCGGTGCCGCCGCACGCCTCGAGCACGGCCCGCCCGCGGCGCTCCAGATCGGCCCGCACACCAGGTGCGCGGCGCAAGTCGTAGAGCGCCCGGTTGTTGATCTTCAACTTATCCGGCATCGGGAACCACCTTCGACGAGGAGATGACCGACAGGTCCGCACACGCGATGGTGAGAGTCAGCCCCGGGATCGGCTCGCCGTTCGGGCCCTGAATGACAGTTGGCGCCACATCGGCAAAGAACCATGGGAATTCGGCACCGCCGATGTGGATCTCCTGGCGGTCCACATCGACCATCACGTTGCGCGCGTAGTCGGGTTCTGCGCTCATCCGTCCACCCTTTCCAGGTTCAGGACACCGCCGGGTGCCCAGTCGAACGGACCGGTGGAGTAGTCGCGGACTTCGCCGATGACCTGGAACTGTCCGGACGGCAGGTCCACCACATCCCGCGGCTTGCTGGGGAATTCGGGCGGGACCAACAGTTCCACGTCCACCACCACGCGGTCGTGGCCGGCCACGGGCGGCGAGTCCGACGACGGCACCGACCAGCCGTAGACCGGCTCCGGCGTCCCCGGCTCGTCGAGAGGCGGTGTGTACACGTCGATCTCGTTGCCGTGGGAGTCCTCCCCGGTGCCGGACCAGACGTGCAGGCCGACGCTGTGCGGGGTCGGGAATTCACTCATAGAGCGCGAATCCCGCCAGGTCGGCCCCGCAGTCGCAGTAGTTCGCGCCGAACACGAGCGCACAGGTCTCGCTGTGAACGACCGGCAGCGGCGAGACCGTGTCGAAGGACCATGCCTTGCCCGCGTCGGCGGCCGCGCAGATGTCCTGCAGCTGGCTGATCTCGCTCGGCCAGAACAGATTTCGGCGCGGGTTGCTGGTGTCGATGGTCTGGCTGTACGGTCCTGCGGTCTTCGTGGTGACACCGCCGTTGCCCGACTCCGCCCACCGCAGCAGAGCGCCACGCAGGACGGCCTTCGCGGCGGCTTTCTGGTCGTCGGTCAGGTCGGCCAGGGATCGCAGACAGGGGGCGCTCAGCTTCGCCATCGCCTCGGCGTCCTCGATCATCGCCACAGCCTTCGGCTCGGCGATCGTCGCGAACGGAGCGAGATCGGTGGGTGCGATGAAGTCGCCCATGTCCGTTACTCCTCTGTCGGTGCGGCGGCTGGGGCCGCACGCTTGCGCGCCGCAGTGGCCTTGGTCGCGGGGCGGCGGACGCTGCCCGCGTCCGAGACGCTGCCCGCGTCCGAGACGGGTTCCCATTCGCGCCCCAGCCGGGTGGCGGTCTCATCGGAAACCGAGACCACCACGCCGGACTGGGCGTTGCGTAGGCGCGGCATCGTCCTACACCGCGTCGATGATCTTGCAGAACGCGTTCAGGTCCGCGATACCCCAGCCGTAGACGACCTCGGCGCGGAACGCGACCTGGTTGTTGCGCTGCAGATCGCCGCCGCCGTCGGGATCGCCGTACTCGATCACCTTCAGGCCGATCGACTTCTGCACGCCCCAGCGGATACCGGAGAAGTCGCCGACGAACGCCTTCACGTTCGTCGCGGCGGCAGCCACGCCGATAGCGCCGACGGTGTCGGACACCGAGCTGTTGTGGTTCTCCAGGCGCCCGGCCGGCGAGGTGGCGTATGCGAGATCCGGGTACAGCTTCTGCTCGGAGGTGGCGTTGCGCAGGCCGCCGAACTTGGACGCGAAGTCCGGGTTCAGCGCGACATCCTTCGGCATGAAGCCATCCGCCAGGACCAGCACATCGGCTGCGTCGAGATTGGCGTACGGCTTGTCGCTGGCGCCGATCTCCACCGAATTGGTGGTGTCGGACAGCTTCTCGGTCATCGCCGCCACCGCGGCGCCGCCGGTCGGGTTGATGCCGTGGAAGACGCCGAAATCCAACGCGCGCGACAGCGCGGGCTGGATCAGGTCGAGCACCTGCTGCACCACGCCCATCTGGTGATCGGAATCCGCCCACATGACCTCGTCGGTCCACCGGACGGTCTTGTGGAACTTGTACGGGGTGACGGTCTTGGTGGTCTTCGCGATCGTCGAGCCGCCCTTGTTCGCACCCTCACCGACGTACTCGGCTTCGCCGATGGTGAAGGTCATGGACGTGCCGGTGCCGAACTTCATCGCCATCGAGTTCGACAGGGTGGCGATCGAGGACCCGAACTTCACCTTGCCCAGCCACGGGTCCAGGATCTGATTCGGGATGGTGAGGCTTGAGGTAGTCAGCACGGCCATCGCCGGTGCTCCTTTCGCTATTCCTTGCCGAACAGCCCGGCCGTGAATTCGGCCATCGGGTCATCGGCTGTGGTCTTGGTTGACTGCCCCTCGCGAGGGACACGGTTGGACTTGCGCTTTCCCATATCCACCAGCCCCGCGACCTGCTTCAGCAACAGTTCCGGGTCGGCCGCGGTCAGGTACAGCTCCGCCTGATCGGCCGGGATCGAGTGCAACGTCACGAGGTGCTCACGCAGCGCGCCGGCGACCTTCGCGGGGATTGCGTCGATCTCCGCCTGTGCCGCAGCGAGCTTGTCGGCCGCCTTTTCGGCATCCGACTTCTGCGCTTCCTTGATCGCGGCCAGTTCCTTTGCGGCACTGGCACCTTCCTTGGCGCGCTTCTCCCACTCGCGGGACTTGCTCTTCCAGAAATCCACCGTTTCGGTGGGCTTGCTGTCGCCGGTGGCTCCTTCGCCGCCGTCGCCGCTTTCGCCGCCCTCTGCAGGGTGGCCGCCGTCCTCCGATCCGCCCATCACGGGCCAGATCGGGCCGCGGCGAGTCCACCCGATTGCCCGGATGCCGGTGCGCGGGTGCTTCGGAAGAGTGTTGGTGCGCATTGTGTCTCCCCATTTCGGGTTTCGGCCCCGCCATTGCGGCGGGGGACGTGTCATCGCGCGCCGAGATCGGTGCGCATCAGCGCCAGGATCGCTTTCGGATCCAGCGCGCCGTATTTGCCGACCTTCGGTGCTTCGCGGGACGCCTTGGTGTAGGCGTCGTCCCACTTCTGCACGTAGTCGGGCGGTTCGTAGGTCTGCCCGGGCCGGACCTCGACAGCGACGCAGTGGCAGTGGTCGTGGTACTTCTTGCCCAGGGCGCGGACACCGCGTGTGCGGCGGTCCTTCTCGGCGCCGACGATCTTCCCGGCCTTCGCCGCGGCGCGGGCCGAGGCGTACCGCTCGCGGGCCTGGTACGCCTGCTCCCGCGTCATCCGGCCGGCCGCTATCGCGCGGCGGTCGGCGAGCGTGATCTCAGCGCGGCGGCCGACGACACCGGCCGCGGCCCTCTCGCTGGTGTACACCGCGCCGCGGGAGGCCATCATCGCGCAGAACGCGCACGCGCTCGCCGATGCGTGCCGCGCCCACTTCGACCCCTCGGAGTCGGCGTTGAAGGTGATCGTGTCCCGGGCCGCGCCGAACGTGGCCCGCTGCAGCGTGCCCTTCAACCGGTCCAGGCCGACCAGACCGTCACCGCCGAGCGCCCACTGCGCCGAGGTGGTCAGCGCCTCGATCTCCGGCAGCGGGCCCGGTGTCGCCACATAGTCTGTGACACTTGGGGATTCGTCGTACCAGGCCGCGGCGTTCTCTGCTGCCAGCGCCGCGTATTCGGTCGCCAGCTCCGGGAACGCCTGGATCATGTAGGCCGCGAAGTCGTCGGTGGCCTTCTCCTCGGCCAGCCGCCACAGCGCCTCGAGGTCGGCTGTGGCCAGTCGGTCGACCTGGGCCAGGATCAGCTGGCGTTCCGGCGCGGTGACCGTCATTGCACGACCGGTTCGCCCGTGCCGGTCTGGCCGCCGTCGGCAGGCGCGCCCTGCGTCGCATCGCGCGCAGCCAGCTGCGCGGCGAGACGCTGTGTCACGCTGAGAGTCGCGCCAGCGCGGCGCCGTTCGGACTGCGCGCGGCGGATCTGCTGCTCGTTCAACCCGATCAGCTCGAGACCGACGCTCGTCTCGGCGAGCCACGGGATGGCGGCGACCTGCTTCGAGCCCGCGTCGGCCTCCGCCGCGCGGGACAGGTAGACCGGGCTGCGCCATTTCGTGTCGATCGAGGACCACTCCGGCGGCACCTCGTTCATGCCGATACCGTTCGCGATCGCCAGCGCCCGGATCATCGATCGGCGGAATCCGCGCGCCATGTCGTCGGTGGCGCCCTCGGCCTCCGCGATCAGATCTTCGCGGCTGGCGATGTAGCTGTCCGCCGACGTCGGGTTGCTCATGTCGCTCACACCGAGCGAGGTGAGCGGGATCGAGGTCTCGCCCGAAAAGAGCTGCGCCTGCTGCTTGAGCATATCCAGGTGCGGTTGCGGACTCGCCGCGGCGATCTCGCGCACATCCGCGCGCGGGTTGGCGGCTTCATCGTCGTCCGGGATGCCGTTGATGCGGCCCATCATGACCTGCCAGGCGTTCCGCGTGGTGCCGTCCGCGTTCTTGAACGCCGTCTCGTCTGCACCGAGCAGGATCAGCTCCGGATAGCTGTAGATGTCGGCGTGGCCTTCCATCCGGATCACCGTGCGCAGCGCCGCACTGTGCAGCGACATCACCGCACGCGAGATCCGCGACGCCCCAAACGGGCGAGACGGCTCGAGAGGCTTGTACGCGATCACCTCGGCCGGTACACCCCACGAATGCTCCTGATGATCCACCGTCCAGCCCGACGAATCGAACTCCGCGGTGATCGTCAGGCCGTCGAGGTACAGCGCGAACGCCGTGACCGCCGACCGGCTGTCGTCCCGCTCGCCGCGGCCGGTGATCGACAGCAGATTGTCCAGGCGCCGGGCGCGCGCGTTCCATTCGCCGGTCGCGTTCAGCGCATCCTTCACATGGATCAGCGAATCCGGTTCGCCCTCCTCGCCCTGGGTGTTGACCAGGAACGAGCAGGCGTGAATCAGGCTCGAGGTGATCGCACTGTTCGACACCGACTCGAAGTTGTTGTCGTCGAGGATGTTCGCCACGCCGAGCGAACCCAGATCCCCGTCCGGCCACACGAACCCGTCCAGGTTGCATCGCCGCGCGAGCGTATCCACCGCCTTCGCCGACCAGCCCAGCACCAGCCCGAGGCGGTAGTACTGCGGCGGCACCACCGGCGACACCCGCCGTAGCGAGTACTTGCCGTCGTAGTAGCACCGCCGCAGGGTGTTGCGCAGCGACTTGCGCTCCAACTGAGTCGCCAGCCGGGCCAGCGTGTCATTCTCCTCGTCGCTCAACTGCTTCAGGCGAGGAATCATCTCGCTGTTCATGCCCGGACAGACCTCCTCGGTGTGCTCACGCGGCGGCGGCGGCCAGCCGGAGCCTCAGTCGTTCTGGTCTTCGTGGTCGCGAGCGCGCCGAACAGCGCCAGCGTCATGCTCACCGTCGGTGAGATGTAGGCGGTTTCGTCTCTCTGGTCCCAGCCCCAGCCGCCCGCCGTGCCGATCGGCCGCTTACGCGCATCCTGCATCGCCTGCGCCGGGATCTCCTGGTCGCCGTGCGTCCACCGTCTCGCCCGCACCTTCGCCCACCACTGGCCGCAGGCCTTCGCCATATCCGGCCCAGTACTCACGATCACCCGTCGGCGACGCGCCCGCAGCGGTGGAGCGAGCTGCGATGCCGGCGACACCGAGTCGACGACGATCGGGATGCGCGCCCCGGCCCGCTTCGCGAGCCACAGCACCGCGGCATCGACATCGACACCCGACCACACCTCCTCGGTGTGAGCGTGGTCGCCGTTGAGCCAGCACGCTGAGATCGATATCTGCCCGGTGTGCGACATGTCCGCCGCCAACGCGTTCGGTTTCGTGCCGTCTTCCGGGCCCGCCGAGGTGAACGCCTTGTACGCGGTCTTGCTCAGTGCCGGCCGGTTCTGGGCGATGTCATCCCAGATGCCCAGCGCCTCACGGCGCCACGAGTCGTCGTTCTTCAATTTCTTCCGCAGCCGCAACATGGCGCGCTCGCTCGTGCGCCGCGGGAACGACGGATTCGCCTTGCGCCACTGCTCGCGGTCCATGGGATCGCCGTCGCGGTCCGCGGACATCTCTATGTAGAGCGTGCCCTCGGATTCGCCGTCGAGCGCCTCCTGCCGCGACAGCAGGAAGAACTCGCCCTTGTCCTGTGGCCGGGGCGGGGTGCCCATCACGAAACACAGCGGGTTGTCGGCCACATTCTGCGCCGCACCCATGTTCTCGAGCGCCTGCAGCGACAGATGCTGTCCCTCATCGAACACGATCACGTCGACATCGGTGCGGCCTCGGCCGAAACCCGAATCGCGGGCACCGAACTCGATCTTCGAGCCGTTCACGAACTCGATCGCCTCATCGCCCTTGCCCTGCGGCGTCTTCGCGATGTACGGCTTCACCTTCGGGCGCTGCGACATGTCGTAGAACTGCTCGAAGGTCTCCAGCGCGGTGTCCTTCACCTGCGCCGTCCAGATGACACGCAGGCCCGGCTTCATCAGGCACAGCGCGAAAATGATGCAGGCGATCAGGTACGTCTTGCCCACCTGGCGCGGGATCGAGATGACGATCGTGTCCGAGGCGTACTCGCCGTCATCGCGCAACGACAGGATGAGCATCCCGGCGCCGTCCTGCCAGCCGTCGAACCCCCAGCCGAGATTCCGGCACGTCCGCCGCACCGACGGCCACTCACTCCCGACGATCCCCGCGGGCACCACCACATGCCGCGCGACCTCCGACAGCGGCCGGCGGTCAGTAGCCGGTGCCGTCCCAGGCTTCGACTTCAAGGGTTGCCACCACCGAGGCGTCCGCAGCCTCGGTGGACCGCCGTGCCTGCTCCTCGCTGATCAGCTTGTTCAGCTTGTTCAGTTCGTTGCTGTACTGCGGCCGGGTGTTGTCGGCCGCCTTCATCAGCGAATCCGCGATGATGCGTCGCTGCGCGAGCATGATGTCGAGGATGTCGCCGGACTCGACCGCCTCGAGCAACGTCGGCGGCGGGGTCGGTTCGGGCTCGCGCTCCTCGGGAGCGACGACCCGGAGGGGCGAGGAGGCGGGGGGCTTGCGCCGCGGCATCGGGTCACCTCCTGGAGGGG